AAATCAATACTGTATAAAATTTTATTATCTGATTTATTATATAAATCAATAGTTACTATATTATTAGTATAATCTAATAAAAAAGAATATTTTAAATTTTTATTGTTAAAAATAGTATTTATATTATTTTTATTGATTATTTTTTCTTTTTTAAAACTGTATATACTTATTATATTGTTTTTATATTCTTTTAAAAAAGTTTTTAAATATCTATTTTTCATTATATCAGATCCTTTTAAATTTTTTTAATCTATTAAATTTTAATAGATTAAATAACTGATATAAAAAGAATATTTTTAAACATTTATTATAAATGTTTTATAAGATCCTTAAGTTTTAAAAAGCTATAATAATTTTTTTCTTAATAAAGATTATTTTAAAAGTTATAAAAAACTTTTAAAAGATTTATTCTATAAAACTATAAAAAAATTATTAAAAAAATTTTAATGTTTTATAAACCTATAAACTAATAATAAATATTAGTTACTATTATATTTAATTTTATAGTATATAAAGTTTTTTATAAATTTTAATGTTTTATTATAAATCAGTAATATAATATCTATTGATTAAATGAAAAAATTATAAAAAAATAATTACTTTATTTTAAATGAATACTTAATTATTTTTAATGAATATATCTTATAAAACTATTAAATAATTAAACAATATTTTAATAATTTTAATAGTAATATCAGCAGAAAAAAAGCTTATAAAATTTTTAAAAGTTAACTGTAGGATCTGCAGAAAAAATTTTAAAAGGTTAACTTAATTAAGTTATTATTTAACTTAGTTAAGTTATTATCTTTTTTTGGATGATGGTGCAAGATCCATAAGCCCAGCAAGGATTTGGGTGCTGGTGCTGAAGCTTAAGGGGGGTGGGGTGGTTGTACCCAAGCCCTACCCCAGTCCGACCAAAAATTTTTCTACCCCAACCCTACCCCTACCCTACCAGTAAAAAAAAGGTTACCCAAGCCATACCCTTGCCTTACCAAGAATGTGGGAGTAACCCTTGCTTTAAAATAATAGTTAATAGTAAAAGTAGTTGTTTAATCTGTTGACCTTTGCATTAAAATAGGGATATGATAAAAAAATAGTATAAAATGGTGATGTGATGTGTATCAGTAAAGGTCTTTATAGTTTGGTGTTTCAATCATTAGCACATCTAATCCTATCCATTCCTTTGGCAAGTAGATATAGCCTATGTTTGCTCCTTTTTTGATGGTTTTGGTTAGGATTGTGGTGGTTGGTATGGTTAGTTCATACCCATCATCTACTTTGTATTGTTTTTCTATGACTTTTTCGCTGATGGTGTAAGGCAATGGTGTTACTGTTACCTTTTTTCCACACCATTCTGTTGGAGCATATGCGACTCCTTGGTTGGTTGGTTTGACTCTGCTGAAACAGTAGTCTTTGAATTTTAGTGTTGTTGTTATATCATTCATTTTATCAACTCTTTTGGATTTTTGAAATCGGTTTGAATTTTCAAGTTGCAATTGGTTTGAAAATTCGGAACTTGGTGCAGTTGGAAATTGAGAACTTGCAACTGATTTGAAAATCCGAACCAGTAATTGATTTGAAAATTTGGACTTGCAATCATAATGTGCTTTTGGGATTTTCACTCCTTTCCAGTATTTTATCTATTGCATAATAGTCAAAGCCGAAGAACCCATCTTCTATTTCAGCTATGTATTGGTCATAGTTGTATCCTATTGGGTGTACCCTGCATCTATAATGGTATGGGTATTCAAAGTTTCCTTTGGGCATTCCACATCCTATGAATCGGTTGATGCCAGTATCATATTCAACTTCTCCAGTTATTGTGGATATGATGTTGCCTTGCTGTAGGTTTGGATCAATGCTCCCAAATTCCATTATTGTGAATATTGCTTTTTGGTATGGGTAGCAGTAGTCACCATCTTCAGACAATATGATTCTGTCTTCTTTTTTGCCTTGATTGTTTATGTCACCTTTGTAATCCATTTGAAAATCCACCTTTAGTTATTGTTTTTATCTTTGGAAATATTAAAGCTTTTGCATAAGTCTTTTGCGAATTGTTCTGCAGTCATTGATAATATTTGTTCTTGTTCTTTCTTGTTGCATTTTTGGAATGCTCTGTCGAATGCATCCATTGGTTTCATTCCCCCATTTTTTCACTAATTTGTTCTAAAGTTGTTTGTTCATCTACAGTAAACTCTGAATAATCTTGGTGTTTTATCCTTTCTTCAAGGATTTGTATTCCACGATTGAATAAATCAAAGTTTTCATCGTAAGCATCAGAATACTTGATGGTTTCTTTCATTAAATGGTATCTCATTTCGGTTGTTATCACAGTTATCACCTTAAAGTGTGAAATTGGTTTGAAAATTCATTTGTTTTCAAAATATGTGATTATGGAAATTGCTATTACTCCTAATATGATTGCCAACATCATCAAACATATTGCTAAAGTAGGGTTGCTATAAGTATGCCCAGTAGCATTATGATTCATAAATAGGATTATTGGGGGCATCATTGGAGTAGGGGGTGGTGTCATCATAGATTTCACCACTCTTCACGATATAGGGAATTATGTTCCCACTTGTGTTCTAAAGCTCTGATTTCGTACCAAGTCGCTAACAAGTAGCCCAATAGTGTGTATCTCATATTATTTCATCTCTCCTTATATGTCTTCTTCGAAACAATCACAACATAAGTCATAGATTGTTTGGTCTTCTCTTACTGATTCTTTGATTACTGGACACCAGTCATAGTAGGTGCAAGGTTTTCTTTGGATGTGTCTGCAGTTACCACATTTCTCTTCAATCATAATTTACATCTCCATATTCCATACACAGTTGTCGCATCCATCTTCGTATGGGGTGTTGTCACAGTATTTGCAGAAGCTTTCCAAGTCATCGATGTTGCCATAGTAATTGTTGCATCCCATACAATGATAGGATTGGTAAGTGTGTTTGCATTTTTCACATTCAGCATTGGTGTACCCAAGTTCTACAAGACAAACATTGCCATTCTCATTGATTACTGGGATAGTGCAGTCACCATAGATTGCATAGTTATCCACTTCATCAGTTAGTTGGTATGGTGTTCCTTGTGGATCTTGTAGGATGCTTTTGAATGTCCAACATCCCATTTGGAGTTCGCCATTCTCATCAATATATTCGCTGTCACCATTGAACCCTACCCATTCACTATTGAGAATGGATGGGTTGATTAATTCTCTGATTAAAACCATTTTTTCATCTCCCTAAAAAAATATTGAAATTGGAATGAAAATTCAGCATTCCATAATTTTCAAAGCTTTGTAATAAAGGTTCACCATTTCAAGGTTGCCCCATAATCTCCATTGTTCTAATTGTTCTTTGAAGTGTTCGGTCATTGCTTTATCGGTCTTAAGGTTGATTTCATTGGTTTCTGATCCATAAGCATATTCCATACCAAATTCTTGGTAGTATTTTTCTCTTGTTTCACGAATGAGTTCCCACACTTCTTCGTTGTCTTCGCCACTAAAGTGTTCTTCGTAGTACATTTTGGCTACAAATTCGTTGATTGTGTTCTCATCGTAGAACTCTTGTGGGCAGAACCCATATGGTTCGTTGTATTCGCAATATAATATTCTACGAAATGATTCGTAGGCTTCGTGGTTTAAAGTCAATAAGACTTGATGTTCGCAAGATTCAATTTTCATTTTTTAACATCTCCATTGTACTAAAGGTGTTCTCCTTTAGTTTTTCAATGATTACTTGAAATCGGTTTGAAAATCCAAATAGTCATTGAAAAAATAAAAAAGAAAATTATAAATGATGAAGTGGAGCGATACATTTGGCAACGAAACTGCCTTTCTTGTATCTGCCAGTTTCATAATACCTTTTGATGTCTTCATCCTTGATGGCTTCTTCAAAACTTAATCCGAAAGGATAGATCCCTTTGCAGATTTTCATTTTTCTCATACCCCTTTGGAAAGCTTCATCTTCAGATTTCTTTTGCACTTGGGATAAGGTGCTTAATTTTCTGTCAATTGCCCTATGGGTGAATCTTGTTCGTTTGTAGTCTTCTTTGCTTAATGGTCTTTCATTAGGGTAAAGACATTTGAACATAAATTCTGCACGAAACATCGCATTTTTCATCAAGTCAAGTTGTGGTTGGATGACTTCATCGTAGTAGTCATCATCCACAGTCCATCCACATTGGAGTTCGTAAACCCCTTTAAAGTATTTGAATGATTTTTTAGTAATTTTTGCCATTTTTTCACCAACATATAAATTATCATAGTAACATATGTTTTTGCTACTTAAGTTATAATTTATTATTCATAGTATATAAAGGTATTGGTGAAATTGGTTGAAAAAAAAATAAGATTTATAATATTCCTAATTGTTTTGCAATCAGTATGAATTCTTCAGCTTTGGCATCGTATTCACCAGTTTCGATGACTTCATCCAGTTCTTGCAGTTCTTTTTGTAGGTCTGCAAGGAATGGTAGTTTCAACTCTTTGCCATCAGCCAATAAGATGCGATTGGTGTAACTGCCACTAAATCGGTGATAGTCTTTTTCGCTATGTTTTTGTAATAGTATTAGTAATCCTATTAGGCTATCACGAAGTTCTTCACTTATTAAGTATTCAGTCATTCCATATTCTCCTTGTTATCAATTGCATAATCCATTGCATCAAGGAATAATTTCTCCTTTTGAATCAATAACAAATCAGACATTGTTAAACTATTATTCATTTCAGTTATTAACCTTGTCAGATTGTTCCTATATTCTCTGATTGTTTTTTTCAATTCGTTGTTTTGAGATTCAATCAAAGATTCAATAGGGTCAATGATTACTAATCCCTTATCGGTCATCCTATCACCTTTTCATCAATCAATCGTAGAAATAATCCCATTAAAAACATAAAAAAAGATAACCAAAAAGCACCCCAAAGTAGCACTATCGCTTGTATTATGTAATCTTCTATCATCATCGTTTCACCTATGTTTCAAGTAATCGTATAGTTCTTCGTTCAGTTCTTCTACCAGTTCTTTGACATATTCATCTATGCCACAGTCCACCAGTAATTGTGGGTGTACCATCATCATCAGTTCATCTTTGTATTTCCCATCTTTGTATTGTAAATGAAGATATATTCCATATCCACCTTTTGAGTCTTTTATGCTACGATATTGTGATTGGAACATATCAACATATGCCAATTCAAGTTCATTCATTTTTCCACAACTTCTATCTTTTCAATGATTTCATAAGGTATTTTCTTGTTGCTATTGCTATCCACCATCAAGTAGTGTTCCTTGAAGTCAAATTCTGCATCATTGAAGTTCATAACTGGTAAGAAACCATAGTGGATACCATATTTGTTTTCGATTTCGTGTTTCTTATCTTCATCAATATGTATTGTTACTCTTTCGTACTCTTCACCTTGTTTCAATTGTTCTAATGTGATTTCTACTGGTTGTTTCTTTATTTTTACTGCCATATTCTTGTTCTCCTTTCCTATGTTTTCTAATGCTTTTTGGCAAGGCATTAATTGATTCCTTGCATTTATATGGTTAAAACTTGTTCTTAAAGCATCTAATTCATCTTCTTTTATTTTATCTTTTTCTCTTTCTACAATTTCAAGACAATGAGTTGTGTTGCCATATGGAATTTCAGTTGAACTTTCTAATGACATAAGGTTGCCTTTTAGCCATATTTCGTGTTTTTTCCCATCTCCTTGAATCATATCTATTTTAACTGTTACATTGTTACCATTTATGATATTATCACTTCCAATAATTTTACAATTTTTCTGAACTACTTTTTACATTTTCGCCGAACTACTTTATTCTGCTCTCCCATATTTTGCTTTTGTTGAATAGTTGTTCTTCTTTGTTGGTTGAATCGTGTCGGAGATGGAATATGTGTAGCCATACTGATTTCTTGTGGCATACTGGACAGTTTAATGTGTATGTGTCTTTGAATATTAGTATGAATTTTAGCCACCATTCATATTTTTGATGTTCGCTTCCACAATAAGGACACCTTAACTTGTATCGTTTCATTTCCATCTCTCCATCTTCATTTTAATGAATTTATCCAATAGTATGTGCAACCCATTTTGTCTTTGTAGTGGTGTTCCTTGTTTGTTGCAGTATTCCACGAACTCATTAAGGATATGCCCATACTGTTGCTCAAATGTTGCAGAAATGTTAATCACTCCTTTTCTTTGGTTTTCTACCCCTTTTCCTATTGTATTTCTTCCTTGCTTTCATTCTTTGCTCCTTTAACTCTTCCCTATTTCGTTCCCAAAACTTCTGCTCAAATTGAAAAATAGACTTGTGATATTGGTATTCCCCATCAGTACAAAGTTGCATCTGTCTTAACTGCTCCCATAAGGTTGGTTCGTTTTGCCAAATCCAATACAACTCATCAACTCTCTGCAAAGGACACATCCAACAATTATAATGGCTATGATGTTCATAGTTTCCACCAAAGTCGAATCCATACTCATTGCAAAGTTTCAAGGCATCTTCATTAGTGATGTTCGCTTCCACTAATGGATATTCAACATCATAGGAAGAGTATAATGCTTTGCCAGTTCTCTTCTCTTCATCACTACAATAACCTATGTATTGCACAATGCTCTCTCTCTCTCTCTCCCTATATTTGTCTGCAATGTACTGTCGCATTTTCTCTCTTTTAATGCCAGTACACCATCGGTTGAGTATGCTTGGGAAACCCCATCTTTGAAATCCTTTTGAAATTTCATCAGATACATTAAGGACAGTTATCTTGACTCCAAGTTTCTCTTCAACTTGTCTGATATGGTCTTTTGCAGATTCCCACATCCAATCGCCGACATCAACATATAGAATCTCATCGATTTGAGCATTGTTTTGTAGTAGGTGGATTAACATTGCAGTTGAGTCTTTTCCACCACTATAACATAATATTTTAATCATTTATCCACCTTTGCACATAGTATAGGATTGCTAATATTACTGCTCCGATAATGATTAATGCAATCAAGTTATAGTTCATCTTCCATCACATCTCCACAGTTTTCTTGCACTAAATCAACAAGTTTCTTGAAATCTTCATTATGTGCCAAGAAGAACACATCTTCACCTTTTACTGCCATTGATGTGTAAATGTTCAACAGTATTATGTTCATTATCTTTAACTGCTTTTCAGTCATATTCTCTCACACCCATTTTCTGTTTCAATCCAAAATTCTGCATTTGAAATATTGCAAAGTTCAGAATATTGTTTTATTATCTCTGATTGGATTTGTATTATCATCTGTTGTTTTTTGACTTTTGCATCGTATTTTCTGATGTCATCGTGTAGGTCGCTTATGACCTTGCAGAGCCGATTGTTTTTTGTGTTCAGTTCTTCAATCAGTTTCTCTTTGTCATCAGTCATCTTCAATCACTACCATCTCTTAATGTTTTTTCAAGTTCTAACCATACTGCTCTCACTTGCTCATCAGAGCAATTTGCTAACAAATGCTTTTTCATTATACTAATTTGCTCTTCTCTTTTATTTACTCTACTTTGATAAAAGTCAATTTTGGATTGTTGCTCATCAACTTTTCTTTCAAGTTCTCTTCTACTGAACAATTTCTCACCACTTATAAGTTCCAGTTCAGTTTGCAAGGATTGTATGGTGGCTTGTTGCTCATTCAATCTTTGAACAACTTGCGAATTAAAACCTATTTTTTTACCAGTTTCAACATCTAAAATCAATACAAAATCATCATCATCTTCTATAAGTTTAAATCGTTGTTCACTCATTTTTCCAACACCTTTATCCTATCTTTCAATCTTCTAATTTTTGCCTCTAATGTTCTCTGATATTCGTTTTTCTGTTCGATGGTGTCTTGTTGCTCTTTAACTTTGTCTTGTTCTTTATGCAACAATTCTAACATCTTACTATCATCTCCCAATTTTTCAATGTTCTCTGTCAAGGTAGCAATAGTAATGTCCTTTCGTTTAATCAGTTTTTCTTGCTTGTTGATGGTGGCTTGTTGCTCATTCAACTTTTCAGTTACTTCCAAAGCACACATTCTCTCATCCTTTTCATTATCCCACACAAAAAAAGTATGCTCATCAAACATCAGAGTATACCTACCATCAGTCCACTTATGAATATCTTTGTTTGTCATTCTTCCCACCAATCCCTTTCCAATTCAACATTAACATCTTTTAGCATAACAATAGTATGCTCCAAATGTGATAACCCATTGTATAATTTATCTCTGCAAAGACTTTGATTAGGGTTCATAGCAATTGCTTTTAATCCAATCACTATTTCAACTAAATTAGATAATTTAACTTTCGGATATTCTGACATTTCATTTATTCCTTCTTTTTCAATAAAATCACTCATCTTTTACACCACTAAAAATTATTCCTTTGTCTGCTAATAATCCCAACATTGTTAAAATCGCTTCTTTGTACAAATCTAACTGTTCTTGTTGCTCATTCAACTTCTCACAACAATCTTCCAAGTCAAGATAATCCTCTGTTTCTTCATCAAAAACAAAATACTCTTCCTTATGAAGTTCAAATCGTTGTTCACTCATTACAATCACTCTTCATCTTTCTTATGCAACCAGTAATCATCGACATCGGTTACAATCCATTTCTTTGTCGCAGTAACCTTAATCCAACACAAACTCCCCACTTTGATAATATCTTTACATCGGTCTGAAATCAAGGCACTAAACTTATTCCCCTTATTGGAATAGAAATAAGCATAATCCCCTACGATTTCTTCACATCGTTTCTCAAAACTACTTACAATCAAGATATGCCTTGCATCGATGAAACCATTATAGGATTCGTACTTGATGTCTTGCAACAAGTCCAACTCACCATCGAATCGGCAATTCTCCTTGAACCAATCATTCATCTCTTCGTTTCGTAGTGTTCTGATTCTTTCAGTATCGTGCTTGTAGATGAAACTAAATCTTTCTTCTTCACACTTCTTTTTCAAATCTTCCCAAAAACTCTCACGAACTTCATAATCCTTTGTATAGCCAATCCTTTTCCTTTTGCCCTTGTTAAAGTGGCTCATTTCAACCCTAATAGTAATCATATTTATGCTCTCCTTAAATATACTCTGCTCCAACTGTATTTCTCTTTCCCACACACGATACAAAAATCGGCTCTACACCGACTGCAACTAATCTCTTGCTCATACCGACTCTGCCACTTATGAAGATTAGTCAATACACCATACTTATTGCAATAAGGACAGTAATTAATGTAACTCCTTGTATGCCAAGTATACTTGTAATTGCACCCACAAGATGGCTTACCAGTCATCGTAATAACTGGGTGAACATAGTGAATTTTATCAGAACTACTAACTTTAACAACCGAATTTTTCACATTGACAAGTTTATTATCAATATAAACACCATCACTTATTCCAGTACAGTTAGACTCATTTACAATACTCTGATTCTTAACAACCTTTATTGTACTATTATCTGCATAATCAACACTCACACAGACACCAAGTAACACAATCACAACGAAAATCCCAACCAATAATCTTTTAGTTAAGTCGATAATCACTCTCCCATCATATCATTAAATAACTCTTCATTTTCTATCTTGAAACGAATGGTAACCACATATTCCATCTCCCACAATCCGACAAGTTTGCCTTTCTTGGGATTTATGATTTGAAAATTACTTAACCCAAATTCGTGCATATGTCTGAAAATCCCAGTAGGGATGAAATAACCACATCTCATACTTGGATAACCTTTCGTATCAATCTCATACAAGTCAAAAGTATCACTTACCTTACGAATGTCTTCAACTTCTATTTCACCATCAAAAAACTCTCTTAACTTCTCAATCATAAAAATCACTCAATCATCAAGAAATCACCAACACAAACCTTATCTTCACAGAAAGGAATGTAAGACTCATCTTCTTTCATATTGAAAAGAAAGGATTCACAAGGCATATCGTGATTTGTATTGTAAACACATACATTCACATCACCTTGCTCTTCCTTTATCTTTTCAAGCCAACTAATCACTTCACTAATCTTCATCACTTTTCATCTCTGAATAATAATACAAATCTGCCTTTAAATCTTGCACATCATTGATGATTGCAAGTTCCACCAATAGTATTATCAGACTTATGAAAAAAGTACATAATATTATAAACTCACTCATCGTTCATCACTTCCAACAATTTATAACATTTCTTTTCAAGTTCGGCAACATCTTTGCGAATGTTGAAAATATCCTTTGCAACATCGGAATTAGTCCAAGTTCTCATCAATATTTCAATATAATGGAAATTGGTATGTATTCTTGTAAAGGATTCTCTTGCCATTCTTTCAACTTCGTGTTTTTCTGCTTTCACTTCAATATCCACTTTGTTTCATCTCCTACGAACAATTGAAAATCATTCCCCCAAAAATTTCAATCATCATTTATCTCTGCAAAATACTGATGACATTTCACCAACCTATTCTGATTCACAGTAATCAACTGCCAACTTGGAACTTCCTTTTGAAGATACATTTGGTCTGCATAATTACCATATCTCAAGAAACTACCACTATGAGCATAATAAACTCTCTTGTAACCATTAGGGAATCTCTTTAACTGATTCCAAAAAAGCAACCTATGAGTATGACCTTGAATGTAAAGGTCTGCCCAAATGTCTTGCATCTCCTTTTCCATCTTCCCAATAGCAAGATGCTTTCTCTGTGAAGAACCCTTTCCGTGCCTTGTGTAAACACTAAAATCAAAGTCATTAATCTTGAAAGTGTCCAAATTCTGATTGTAATACTGGATGTCCAGTTCTCTGCAGATGTCCTTGACAATATTGAAACCAAATTCTTTGTTTAATCGGTATTCGTGGTTTCCCATACAGTAACCTACGATATCTTCTGCAAAAGGCTTCATATTGTTAATGAAATATTCTCTTTGCTCTTCGACACTACATTCTGTCTTGAATGCACTATCTCCTACATTTTTACTGCTGACTTCCAAGCAGTCACCCATCAAGTATATTCTTTTTCGTGGCAAGTCCTTTATCTGTTTGAGCATTTGCTTGAAAAAGTTCTTGTCAAATTGGGCTGATCCTATGTGGAAGTCACCAATTGCAATGATGTTGACAACTTCCTTGCTTTTCAATGCATATTCATCTTGCACGATTATTCACCTTTTCCTATGTATTCCTAATCTTCTCATTTCTTTTGTTAATATGTTGTGTTCTTTGTTGAAGTCTTTGTTTCTTGAGCTTTTGATGTATCCAGTTCCTAATGTTTGGTGGGGTTTTCGTTTTCTTTTGGTTCTATCCCACTCATTTTTGTAATCAAGTCTGTGTTCACGATAACACTTTTTTGTGCAAAACTTTTGTCTGTGGTGTGTTGGTGTGTATAAGTTGCCACACCATTCACAAGTTTTGACAATACTGCATTTATTTAAGCGAAGCGATACATTATTCTTGTACTTGGACTTCAACTCTTGTATTTGCTGATAGGTTAATTTCATTATTCACCATCTTCCATCCAATCGTACCCATCGCTCTCATCATTTTCATCGAAACCAAGTTCAAAATCATAATGACCAAAGCACAACTCATTCAGTAACAAGAACATCACGATGACTATGCTCCAGTAATAATGACCAGTAGCATTGGAAAGGTCAGCGATGAACATACCAACCAATAACATAGCATACTGGCACAACAAGAAAATGACAAAAGCAACAAAGTAAATGACTGGACTCATTCACTATCACCAATTTCCTTGAGCATTATTTGGAATAATCTTTTCTTGCTTTCAAGGGTTGCTCTTAATTCACGATATTGTAATCTTAATTCGCCGATTGTTTGTTCAATGTAAGCATCTTTTTCGGCTACTGTTGGCTTTGCTTTACCGATTACTGCACCAAAATCAGTTCCAAGTAGTAAATTTGCTCTTTGTTGCTCATAATCAAATTTACTGTTCCAATAATCAGTTTCCATCTCTTCAATTTCATCGTTGAGTTCTCTAATTGCTTTGTTCATACTTTGTAACTCCTTACTGGTTTTAATCCTATTTCTTTTCGGATCTTGTTTAACTGGCTTTTATCCCAGTTCACTTCTATCAGTTTCATCTCCACTTTCCTTGCAGTTTCCAATGAGTCATACTGCCCATAATAAACATCTTTTCTACGAACCAAATATTTCCCATCCTTTTTAAATGTGATGTGTGGTTCGTGGAATCGTGTTCTTGACTTGTATGGTTTCACTCTGCTTTTCTTCAGACTGTAACCCCTTTTCCTTACAATGTTTCGCATAATGTGTCTGTATTGTCTTGGGGTCAACACATACTTGTGCTGAAGATTGTAAGCTGACATTCCATCATTTAAATCTGCAAGGAAGTTATCCCAGTTTATTACTGGCTCTACCATTGCCATAATCATTTCACCTATTGTACCTATAGTATTTCTTGTTCGTGTTGTCTTTCTTGGTTTCCAAGTCACGAAAATAGTTTTTCCTTAAGAGATTGCTAACCCTTACTGGTGACAATCCCCTACCATACTTTCCAAGTCTGAAGTCCTTGTTGGCTTGGATGAATTCGGACAGTTCCTTTGCAGTACACCACTTACCCTTATTCATCATCAGATAACATTTCAAGACTCCTTTAGTTCGCTCTTCGTAAGGCATCTATATCACATCTTCTCTGTTCTGATAATGTAATGTGATGCTCTGAAGTCATTTTCATACTTGGATGCTGTTGTCTTGTCTTGGTCTTGATAATGGTTACTGGAGTAACTGTACTCCCTATCGTTCTCTTGTTCAAGCTTTTCCACTACAAGTTGGCATATCCTTGCACCATCTTCCAGTATGATTGGGTAACGATTCATATTGACAACTTCAAGTGTGATGTGTCCTTGAAAGTTTGGGTCTATGAATCCACTTGTGATGTGAACCATCAGACCGATTCGTGCAAGGCTTGAAACACCCTCAACTCTCCCCACATAACCATTGGGAATGTGTATCTTCTCCAATGTACTAATCAAGACCAATTCGCTTGGTGGAAGTACAATCCTACTGAAATTTTCAACAACATCAGTATCATCAGCGACTGGTGGAACTATCACACCTTTATTCAACCTAAAATGCAAATCAATACTGCTTGGTTGCAAATATAATGAATTAAAAGGTTGGATGAAGTCAGAATGTTTCTTCTGCAACTCCATCAAACCCTTATCAGAAAGGATGCTCATTCTTCACTCTCCTTTTTGAACCAAATGTTAAAGTTATTTGACATTGTAGTGGTGTGTATCTCTTTGATTTCACCAAATTCTTCTTCAAATGCCTTAAGAAGTTCCATAGGCAAATGGTCAAGAGTCCAAATTATGATGAATCTGTCTTGGTTGAAATTGAACCAAGCAAGACCCATATTGTAGCCATATTTTTCAAGTATGGCTTCCAGTTTCAATTCTAACTCATTCTGAATAGTTTGCAACTGTTCCCTAATCTCAAAATAATCATTCATACCATTTCATCTCTCTTTCTTTTTTCAGTTCTTCCCATAGCTTTTAGGACTTCATCAGCCAACGATTCGCCAATTCCATCCACAGCCATCAGTTTCTTCTTATCCAAGTTCATCAAGTCACGAAGAGTCTTCAAGTTATGCAAAGCAACAATGTTCTCTGCTCTCTTCTGTGATATTCGTGGAACACCAACAAGGAAATTGTAACAAGGATTCCTTGACAGTTTCTCTACTGGTTTCACTATTCTCTGATTCGTGTCATTGCACTTCTCAAACACAAATTTCATCATCTGAAAAGCATCCTTTTGATTAGGGAAATACAACACATTAGTGTAAGTCACCAACGATGCCATTGCAGAATAGAAACTTGTCTTGTGAAACTTTGTCTTCTTGGTGTATTTCTTGATTTGATAACAAGCCATATCAATAGATCCCACCACGAATACGAAGTGGAATGGGAATGCATTTGCTTGGTCAATGGTTTCCTTTTTTAACCTACCATCAAAGATTGACTGGATGAAATCTATGCAAGTCTTGTATTCTATGACTGTGTTCCCACAGACATAGTCACCATACCTTAATTGCTTGATTTCATAATCACATCCCCAACTCTTGAATCTTCGTTCAGCATATGCTCTTCTTTGCTTATGCTCTCTGCTATCCATATACACTTTCATTTCACTTATCAAGTTCCACCACCCTTAAATCTGCAGAAGTTAGTAAAGCCACCTACATCAAATGGGTTGTCAATGGCTTCAATGAATTCCAATTTCGCATCAATTGGTTCTAAAGCTTTATTGAGATTGCTTAAATTGATTGGTGCAGTTTCAGTTTCCATATACTCTTCAACTTCATCATTGGTTAGTGTCTTGTTTTCTATGATGATGCATTTGTCTTGTTGGAAACCCATTACCTTACGATTGTTAGTTGTTTCATTGACAATCTCAAAGAGTCTGTTCCATTGGATGTTGTCACAGAATTCCTTTTCAAGCTCATCAAAGAATCCCATCAACTCTTCAGTATCCATACCATCTTCTTTGGCTTTGGCTCTGCCGAATTTAATGAAATCTTCTAACTTATCTTCTTCAACAAGGGTTTCAACCATTGCACTTATGAGATGTGTTTGCAATGCCTTGCATATGTCTTCCATTTTAGTAGTCAACTCCTTGAAGTGTTGGTATTATGCTTTTCAAGTATTCTGAATAAGCATTTCTTTTTGCAATTAGTTCTTCTGCTTTCTTAAAATCCAAGTGTTCTGTGTCAAGGATCTTGTCAATATTCTCTATGACACAACGAAGATTCCTTGCTATTTCATTTTGCTGATTCATCTTCAGTTCTCCCCATTGGTAAGGCTCTGTAGATTGTGCCACATTTTAAGCATTCTTCTACAGTTCCATATTCATCTATTTCAACAAGTTCTCCATTACAAAGGTTGCAAGTTCTCATCTTTTATCACCGAATGTTAAATTGTAGGGGAAATATGCCCCAAGTATTGTGTTCATCTTTTCATCATCTATCTTGCCATCTTTACAACAAGATTTCAACACTTGTAAAAATTCTTTATTGCTTAAAGTTGCCATCATAATACTCTCCATTCTAATCCACGATTCTTAACTTCTTTTTCAAGGTCATCAAGATTAACCCTTGAAATAATTTTATTTTTACCATTTTCACGATATTGATATCTCCATTGGAAACCTTGACTAACATTATTATTCTTAATTTTTGTCACCCTAAAGTATCCAGTTGTATTATGATAACTACTTATCTTAATGCAACTTTCATTAGAATGATTAAATCCTTTGTGATGTAATCTTGTATGTTCAGAATTATCCATTGGTTCAAGATTCCACAAGCAATTGTTTAGTCTATTCCCATCAATATGATGAATATAATTTTTAGGAGAAATTTTCCCATAATTATTTTCCCATATCAAACGATGCAATAATTTGCCATTGTTATTTTCTTTTTTACTGGTAATGATATAATAACCAATTTTATTTAATTTAGCAGTTCCAAACACAGTATGCAAGGTTTCACTTGGTTCTATTGTTAGTTTGTACATTATCATTCTCCTTTAATAACTCCTTAACTTTTGGGGTGAGCCAATATTCAGTTTTAGGTGGTTCTACAAGGTTCATTTTAATTAAGGTAAATATATTCCCCTTAAAGTTGCACGATGTACAGAAGAAGTGCGATGGCATAATACAGAAACTGGGATTTGAATTAGCAGTTTCGTGCATCGGACAGCAACACCAAATGCTATCACCATATTTCCTAACTTTATGCAAGGTGAAGATGCTCTGAAAAACATCTCTCAAATCCATTGAAAGCAAATCATCTTCTGTCCTTAACTTATCCTTATATTGGAGCTTTTTTGTTTCAATCTCATCCATCGCTTCCTTATATTTTTTGTAAGCGACTTCCACTATTTTGCTATGATAGTGCATCGCATTTTCGTAGTAATCCAAGTTTTTTTCAATGTTATGGAAATTGCCTTTGACTATATGTACTACCTTGTTAGTTTTGGGATGTATTGAAGAGATGACTCTTATATTCCCATCAAGGCTTGAGTTAAAGTTCACTTCATCAAGACTCTTCAATTTAAATGAGTCTAAATTCAATAATTCGATGACATAATACTTGAAGAAAAGACTTGGCTCTTCAATAGGTTCATCGAAAAAGGTTCTGAAGTTGGTTGGGGGAATCTGCACATACAAATGATAACCTTTGTTGGTGGAATCCACGATGACACAGTCAATACCTTTTCTTTCAAGGAACTTGGATATAGTCAAGCAATCATTCCAAGCAACACTCTTATCATCTTCAGCATCAAAGTCCAATATGATATTCCACACAATATCATCCTTTGCATACTTTGTAATATACATATCAGAATCCTTTGGTTGCATCTTAACCAACCTTTCCAGTTGATCCACAGACTTAATCCGAATCCTTTTAGCATTACGATTTCTGCCACGATAGACAGTAGTCAAGTAATGCTCTTTTGGTTCAAATATTGCTAAAGTGTTCATAATAAAAATCCCTTAATTCCTTATTTTTCGCCAAGTTCTCTTCCAACCTTTCATCAAAGCTTGAGTCACCATTCCAATCATACGATGCAATAATCAATTTCTTTAATTCTTCACATTTCTCCTTGAAATCAATCAGCATCACCTAATAAAAATATTCTAAAAAATGTTCATAGGATTTCACAATATGCCTTTTGGACACTTGTATCCTATCATCAAGTTCAACAATGTTTATGAAAGGGTTTTCCTTTTCATTCACTATTTGACAAGCAAGTTCCTTTGATTCAACAAAGAAACGATTATTTTGCTCATCGCTAATTTCATACATACTCATATTCAATCATCTCTCACGAAATAAATAAGGTACATTTCTCTTAAATCGTATAAAATCTGTTCTACATCCATCTTGGGGAATCTTTCAAAGATGGTGGTTGCCTTGACTGGAGCATTCTTCTTGATGTGAGTGTAAATGTACTTGTAATCTCTGTCAAGTAACTTTACACTTGTATTGTTGACCCCATCGGTTTCAACCATTATCTTTGCAGTTTCCCATTCTACTCTTTCATTGAAATCTATGACTTTCATTGCAACCATCCCAAGTTATAAATCGGTGGTGACCTTAACAATGTTTCAAAGAAGATTTCGCTTCCTTTTCGGATCTTGGAGTTCTCTTGGATGAATTCGTTGAGTTCTTCTTCTATGCCACAGTAATTCTTCAACAAGAGTTCTTTTCCTTTTTCAAGGTTTTCTTTGCTGAAGTTGGGTTCTGTACGATTGACTTTTGACCCATCATACAGGTGTCCATTTATAGCATAGACTGGTTGCTTGGCATCTTCTCCGATTTTGATAAGGTAGTTGTTATCGTAGAGTTTCCTTATCTTTGCACCGATATCGTTACGATTGGCACGATACCAGTTGTGACTGCCAAATTCTGACTTCAAGTACCTTTCTGTGAAGAAATACTGGTCTTCATCGTTTTCTCCTAACCAGTCCACATCTTTTGATTCGGCTAATGTTCCTACTTGGAATTTCACAGCTTCTTCGTATTCGGTTGTGGATTTGGTTTTCCCTACATTGTAGGGTTTGAAGTTCTTGAAGATTCCATTCACCAATCTGACTTCATTAGGTAACAAGTTATTGTTACTGTCAAAGATGGTCAAGGCAGTTCTGACATCTTGCTTACTTGCTAACAGTAAGGGATATTCTTCACCATCATACTCACGATGATAAACACATTTCCCTTTATTAAGTGTGCAAGAAAGTTTCAAGATGCTATTAAATTCATCGACTTTACGATTAAAATCATCAATCATCCCAATGTACTCCACGATGTCATACATATATACATTGAATATGTCTACATCGGTCTTTTCGCTTGACAAGTAATGAACCAATCCTTGAATGGATTCAACATCACGATTCACTTGCTCAATCTCTGATGCATAACTCCCTTGATTTGACATAATAGCCTTGAAAGTCATCAAAGCATTAGGGTCAACATAAGGTGGGGTAATGATGATACTCCTTGATTTCTCTTGGTCATTTATGATAGATTCGTTCGCTGTAGTATAGCACAAACAAGGGTAACCTTGCACCCATTGTTCTTCAGCCATATTATCATTGTTGTTGTCAACCACTCCCCTTTCCACATAACCATCTGTGGAGAGTTGTTTCAACAAATCTCTCATACGAATCGTATCATCCCCATCGTGGTCACCACCCAAGTCACCAAGATAAAAGATACATCCAGTTAAGTCTTGATGGTTGAATTTTCTGAAGAAATAAGCAACACTTTTAACCCCATAGAACACTTTCTCTTGTGGAATCAATCGCAATGCAGATTCTATGATATGGCTCTTCCCACTTGCTTGGCTTCCAATAGCGATGACATTTGTGCCTTTATAACCCAAATAAGTCTGCAAGAAACCGAAGAAAGCACGAAGAACTTCAATACCAAGCCCTACACCAAGACCATCGGTCACTTTAGTAATGAATTCAAGTGGGGTGAAACCAAGCTCACCACATCTTTGGCTGAACTCTTGGAACAATAATGGATACTTGCGACCCATAATGATAAGTTGCTTTATTTCTTCCAGTTCAATGAATTCATCCCTTGCAACTTGTTCGGCTTCCTTGAAATTACCACACAAGTTACTGCGAAGATTCTCCAGTTCAGAAAGTATTCGTTGGATGTATTCTTGCTTGTAATCATCTGCAGACATCCCAAGTGAACTATCATCTTCTCTCATCAAGTCAAGAATATCATCGTGTCGGATCTTTTTCTCAAGATATTGGATAACTTTCTTACCACTATTCTGCTTACTGAAAGAAGTTATCTGCTTATCTGAAGAGAATAATATGTCAGTCCTTTTGCCACGAATAGTTACAATGTCATACTTTTTCGCTGAAGTTGGATGGATGTCCATTGACAAATGTTCAGTAACTCTAATTGCCATTACATCACCAATCCAAAAAAAAAGCAGAGAACCCTTTTAGAGATTCTCTGCTACTGGGTACATCTTCTTGTTCTTGTTGATACCACAATGTACCATACATTCGTAACCATCAAGAGCTTCTTCAAGTTCTTCTTGGGTGAATTTGATTCCACCAGTAAAATCGGATGGGATTTCTCCACAACTTACGAAGACTGGTCTTACGAATTCAGCCAATGCACTATTTCCACCACATACAAGGATTCCATCTTCTTCCTTATCGTGGTTGCAGAACAAGAAGAATGTGACTTCTTGTGCATCATCGATTATTTCAATCTTTTCAACTTCGTTTCCAAGATTGTCTTCTTCGATGACAACTTTCCCATCATCATCAAGGACTCTTGCTCTACATTTAGACATATCATCCAAGATGCTCATCTTCAAGGTGAATAAGGTGTATTTGCCATATTTACCTTGCTCTTCTTTTGTGTACACTTTTTCTACACCACAATGGATGCCAGTTTTCTTGTGCCAACTTTTGACACTTGAAAGAAAGGTATTCATTGTTACTCTGTCTTCATCAAATGAAGACTGGGATTCTAACAGTTCTACCATTTTTTCTCATCTCCTAATAAATTAATTAAATAAATGTTATCTTGTGCAGTAACCCACTAACACAAGATGGATAAGGCAATAGGGGAATCGAACCCACTACAAAGAACACCAGTTGCCTTACTTTAAAAGGTTTGATGTTATGAATAGAGCAATTTAGGGATTCGTGGAAAAAATAAGCAAAACCACTATAGTGAATCCCTAAAAGGTTCAAGGTAGGACTTGCACCTACTGGATCAAATAGCTGATACCATCCCACTTGTACTGGGCAAGAACCGAGAGTCCAAATATGAGCCTATCACAATTTCAGTTGGGTGATAGTGGCAGTAACTATAATGGTAGGGGGTGAAAAAGAATATTTTAGTAAAAGGGGTGTAAATGAGTTATGTAATTTTAGGCGATTTATATGAATAGAGTACATAACCCCCATATTACAGTTACTGCCACCATCATCCAACCAAAGGTTGGTGGATAGTTAGATTGATAATAAATTAATAAGATTTCATTAAATATTAGTCATTATTTTAATAATTCTCATTTTGAATACTATACTAACTATCCAATGAGTATTCATCATAGAAATTAAATTATCTAATTCTTTATAGTTTTCATATGTTTCAAAATGTGGTAGTATAGGTGTTCTCCACCACTACCACTTTTCCAGTCAGCATATAACTGACCAGTCATCCAATTGCACTAATCAAATTTGAAAGTTTTTTAATCACGATTACATTAATTATCAATGCAATTGAAAGCCAGTAGCAAGGAGTCGAACCTTGCAATCAGATGAAAAAAATGTAAAAGCATCTGACTCACCAACTGTTACTGGCAACCATTTTCCCACTTATATTAAACACCTTTAACTGGAATTGCTTGGAGAATAATGGTTGGTTTCATCCAAGCAATCCAAAGAGCAATAGGGGGAATCGAACCCCCTAAAGACACCAGTATTGCTCCTACTGATTAAATTATGGAGGAATTATATCAAAATCTGATGATATAAAAGTCATAAATTGAATAATATTCCAAGAGATCCTACAATGCAAGTGTAGATAATGACTGTCCAAATCACGATTTGTATGTCACGAATTCGTACCTTGACAGTTGGTTGTGGGTATAATGACTTGCGATTGGCTTCTTGGTTTTTCTTAAAAATAGTTCTCATCATTTACCACCTTTGTAGTCTTTTAGATGGGAGTCCATCGCTTTCATTAATCGTACAAAGGCATCGTACTCTTGTGTGGTCATTTCGACCATCACTTTATCTTTTGATAGTTTCTTGTCGATTCTCATATTCATCTCTCTTTCGGATTTTCTTCAGCAAAAGTTAAGGGTATTGCAGTATCAGTTAACTTTGCTTGATGTAATATTTGTTTGTGTAATATATAAAGTTATCTTATTTCTATATACTACAAAATATTATATGTTGAAATAATACAAAATGCAAATAGAAAATAATATATAATAAAATATATGAATATTATATTTACTTATAAGGTGATTATTATGGCTGAAAATACTACAACTTTAAGCTTAAGAATTGATAAAGAAATGAAAAAACAGTTGAAATTGATGAGCATTTATGAAGAAGTGACTGTCACAGAAATAGTTGTTGATTTCATCAAGTATGGTTTGAAAGTCTATGTTGAAGAACAAAGAATTATAAGTGATGAGTGATATATGTATTATGTGCAATCACTAAATCATATTATTTCATCTCTCTTTCGGAATACTATTTTTTACTGGTTGCAATTGGGTGGGCATAATTGCAGTTATGCTCACCATCTTTTTTTCTGTTTTTGCTGATATTTAAAAAGAGTATTAGAGCATTTGAAAAGTAATAATATAACTATTGTTATATTGAATGTTAAAAAAAGAAAAGAGTTGAAGATATTATAATTCTTCAACTTTCATACCTAATTCTTTGAAGATGCCAATCCATTTAGCGATTTCATCTTCGTTCCTTTCAAGTTCACGAATTTGCTGATTGCGAACTGAACTTTCGTGGTTGATGAGTACATTGTTCATCGCTTGGATGTAACGATGCTTGAGTTGAACTGGGTTCTTCTTCAAGTAGGTTTCACGAATCTTTCCCCTACTCCTACCTTGTATGAAATCCACTTCTTCTTCAGTCAATGCATTCTCCCCATTACAAAGGGCAGTTGCATTGAACTTCCTTAACATATGGGATCTGAACCTATTGTATCCAGTAGTGCCTACAGTTCCAAGCATCAATACATCGTTGATTCTACCCATCAAGGTGTTCACATAGTTGCTTGATACTTTGAAAAGCTTTGATTCGCAAGTGAGTTCACGATTCTCATTGAGCAACATTTTCACGATTTCGTGGGTGCATTCTGCAGTACAAAAGGTGTAGTAGTATTCGTTGACTTTTGGTCTTTTGAGCTTGAATGTTGGGATGATTAACTCTTTACTGGAGTAAATTGTAATCAAGTTATCGTGGATAGACTTGTTTTCATCGTACTTTTCGGTGGCTTCAAGGAATTGACCTACAGTAAGTGATAGGACTGTGGATTTATCCATTCCACTTGAACATTGCAATAGGATGAATGCTCTCATCATTAGACTGCTGAAGTCAAGGGCTTCCCTAATAATAGTTTTAGTAGGGATGTCATCAAAACTGATTGGGGCTTCCTTACGAATGTTCTTATCAGACAAGTAAGGCAAGGTTGGAATCTCAATCTCAAAATGGCGATAGAATGTTTTGACTTGGTTGACCTTGTTGGTGATGGTGTTCTTGGAGTCAGTTTCTATGATTGCAGTTCTGAAGTTGGTGAGTCTTGTTCTTAAGGTTCTTTTCTTAAGTCTGATGCCTTTTTCTTCTTCAGCATCAGCTTCTGCGAATAGTTCATCAAGGCTCATACCATTGAATTCACAGTATTGGCGAAGAGTTGCACGATACTGTTTTATGGTTGCTTTAGAAAGGTTTCTTTCTTCTACGAATTGTTCAAATTTAATACTTTGTTCTACCATATATTTCACCTTAAAATGGTTTTACTCTTTTAAGGTGCTACAATATATCGTGGGATTGTAATAATATCTACTACGATATATTAACCAAAAAAGAGCAATTAGATAATAATAGTTATTATATTTTGTAGTATATAAAGGTATTGTATAATGGTAGAATGTTCGCAACAATACGAATTGATGCGTCTATGATAAAAAAAAGAAGCCAAACTATAATGGTTTGACTTGATAGAAATAAATTGCTCTGCCATTGGTGGCTTTTATGATTTGGTTTGCATTGCAAGTCTTGTAACCTTTTGTTGGGTCATACACTTTGAATTTGTAATCTCCAGTAACATTATAGATTGAAATCCAATGACCAAAATTGGAACTGAAACCAAGACATTGGGGTTTTGTAGCCCCACCAGTTTCAATATGGGCAATAACAGAATAACCTTTACTTAATGCACTTTTAACTGCATTATAAGTACGATTGATTTTCTCAACTTTCATACCTAATTTTTCTGCTCCTTTGATTAAGTTGGATGGGCTTGTTCCATTCTTGGTAGTGTTACAAGCTTCTCTGCATCTTTTCTCTGTTGCATAGCATAATACTTGAGAACTTGCATTGGATAATGAAGTTGATCCACACGAAAATGATGTTGGCTGTGGTACACCACGAAAAGCTGTGGCTGAATCGTATAAGTATGTTGTGTAATTTGGGTAGCGACTATTTGCCATATAGAATTTGACTTGGTTGTCGAATAATCCACAGTATGCTTTTTGTTTCATTGTGTAGGTTTTGCCATTCATTGCTTTCATTTTAAGTTGGCTTGGTTGCCCTTTACCACTTTTTACACTTGCTTTTACTTGTTTCATTGCTTTTTGCATTTCTGCTTTATCAAATCTAATTGTCATTGTCTTTTATCTCCTAATAATGCCACATTACACTATAATAAAATGATGTGCTACTGCTAAATGCAGTTTGGAATCTTCCATAAAGATATCCATCACTATCAATTGTTAATGTTGCTCCATTACGATTTCCATTTCCAGTTGTCATAAAAGGGGGTCTGTAACCACTTGGGATTAGTTGCCCCCATTCGTACATCGTGTTTGCAGTTGCACTATTGAATGTTCTGCTATATCGCAAATGACATAGTCTTAAATCTTCATTATAGTATAGTGTTCCATTTGTGATTGATGTGCTTTTCCAACCCCCATTGTTCACGATGGTGTATGTTGAATGAGTATCGATTTTATAAAGCCTTAAACTTGCATTGTTTAATGGTATTTCCCATTCGACATATCCAAGTGCATTTGTTGTCTTTGTACTGACTTCTGTTCCTTGTGCATATAGGGTAACTTCTTTATCGCTTACTGGGTTTCCGAATATGTTTGTTACTGTGCATCGGATTGTATTGGTCTGTCCTTTTGTTCCATTTGTAATGGTGTTGCCCATATTGTAGCGATAGTATGCTTTGCCCAGTAAATCTTTTAGTGCTACTTTGAATTTCACCATATTATCACCTTATTCTGAATAGACTATGATATAAGAAAATGTTGTGGATCTTGCTAATCCATATGTACTGCTTGAGCGATTTCCAATGTAATAGGATAGGGCTTTGTTGCTTCCTTTGAATCGTATCATTGTTGAACTTGTACTTGCATTTGTTGATGATGATGTGTAGGTGTTTGCAGTCATTGACCCACTTCTTCCATAACTTGTTGCATTTGAAGTTGAGTTTTTGTAGACATAACTTATTGCACCAGTATTCTCTGTTCCACTTGTTGCATAGGTTGGTGTTGTGGTGGTGTCTGCTTTTACCATTATGACTAATCCTACATCGTATCTTGAAACTGAATTGTACCAAGTTGTATCACCAGTTGATGAGGGGTTGTATACTCCATTTTTGACATATGCAAGGAACATTATTGGATAGCCATTTCCAGTATAGTTTAATGAAACACTTCCAGTTGAGCCACCACTACTGCCAGTTGTAAATTCTCCCATTACAAGTTTCGGACATTTATTAGTTTGTATATCACTTATTTTTGAAACCAATCCAAGTATCCCAGTTTTGCTATCGTATGTTGCAGTTACTCCCTTGTTGTCAAGTTCGCTTTCTAACTGGTCTATGGTTTCTTGCAATGCACCATTCAATGTTGTTAAATCGTTTGTAATAGTATCATCTCCTATTCTATTAGAATATCTTCAAAGGTTGCAGTAACTTCCAGTTCTGATGGTGCATAAGTGCTATCGCCATCAAATACTGCTTTAAGTGTATGTTGCCCTTGTGTAATCCCTTGTAAACCTAAATCAAACCATACATCTGTACTGCTTGAAGTTCCAGTTGTTTTGTATGTTCCATCGATGTAGAGTTTTACTGATTTGCCACTTAAATTAGTGCCATTAATATCCTTGATGTAGACTGCCCAGTAAGGAAACAACAAATCAGTTTCAATGTAATGTGTTGTTAAATAGGTTGGGTGTCCTACAATAGTTGCTATCGCTCCACTTACATCTGTATAAGGCACATCTCCTATCTTCTCTATCAAGCCCAGTAATCCAGTTGTTGATGAGAATGTAGCAGTAACTCCCTTGTTCGCCAATTCAGAGATTAACTGGTCTTTCATCTCATCTAATGAGCCACTTAATGTGCTTGTATCGTTCACCATTATGTACCATCTCCATTTATGTATTCAATTGCACTATCTATTTCTGCTATGTACTCTGCACAAGGAGAGTAAGGTGCATTGCTTTCTATTTTCACATTCTTTACAGTTATACTCCTTTGATTGTAAGTCTTGAAACCAATATATTGGTAATCGCCAGTCCAAGTCTGATTAATCAATGTATCGTTCACATATACTGAAACAGTTGCTCCAAAATCCACTTTCACATTTACTGGATATGATGGGAATGTTGTATTATAAGTGCTTGTACCATTGACATAACTTATATATAATTTACTGGATTGTTTCCTTATGCTTATGTTCCCTACTACGAAGTCTGTACTTTCAGAGTATGCTCCTTGTGTGGCTTCGGTTATGTCAAATTCGCAAGTAAATTCAGATGGAATGGTTACTTGTGTTTCATCAAGTTTGTAGAAACCATCGCTTGTTGCAGTTCCAGTTACATTACAACCATTGCTACTATATGTTACTGTTCGGTTTCCACCACTTGCTACCCATTTTCCATCATCAGATGTCATATCTGACTCATATATCGCAGTAGAGCCACCACCACCACTAATTTGTAGCACCTTATTCGCTAATGTTGTCAAACCATCACTTGCACTTGCAGTAACTCCCTTTTGAGTAATGTTACTTGCAAGGGTTTCACCAAGTTGAGCAAGTGAGCCATTGAGAGTATTAGTATCATTAGTAATCTAAATCACCACCTATTGATTAATGTAGGTTATCGCATTGCCTATCAAATCTGCCAATGCCTTACCTTGACTTGCATCCAACACTTTCCCAGTTGTAGTAGTAGTCAAATTATTCGCAATATCCGAAGTGGTAAGCATACCAGTAATCGCACTTGAAGTCAAATAAGTATTCGTATCAATGCTCCCATCGTTCTTAACAAGTCCAGTAGTGCTACTCTTCGCAATCTTCGTATCCAAAGTATCCTTTGTCAATTTCTCTGAAGCCACCTTACTATCACTTGGAGTTGTTTCCCAAGCAGTAACAATATCAACCGAAGAACCACCAACACTAATATTCCCACTACCAAGCAAACTTTCATTGTTAATAGTCTTTATTGAAGTTCCACTAACCAATTTAGTCTGATAAGTAGAACTTGCACTTGATGTAGTCAAATAACTATTACTATCAATGCTACCATCATTCTTAATCAAACCACTTGTACTGCTCTTCTTAATCAAATCAGAACCATCACTTAAATCAGAAGATGAAGATGGAATACTTGGCTTATTACTCAAATCAGAATAAGATCCACTTGTAGCCACAGTAGACAATGATGGAAAATCAGTAATCTGCGATTTCGTATGAGTATGACTACTCTCTGCATACAAGCTTGACTTCGGATGAGAATGATTACTCCTTGCATAACTTGTTCCACTACCATACGAACCACTTGTTGTATCAGCACTTGGGGTAGTGCTACTTGCAGATGGGATAGTTGGCTTGTTAGTCAAACTATTATAATTCCCATCGAATGTAGAATAAGAAGTTGTATCAACACTTCCATCGTTTTTAAGCAGACCAGTTGTACTGCTCTTACTCACCTTATCATCAAGGCTATCCTTTGTCAATTTCTCACTTGCAACCTTACTATCACTTGTAGTAGCAGACCAACTTGAAACAATAGTAACACTTGCATCACTACCTTTAATACTGACTCTTGTACTGCAATCTACTGTAGTAAAATTAACAGTTGAAACTATATAATAATAAGTATCATAAAAGATAAGGTCATTAACTGCAATAGTGAAACCAGTCTTACCACTTAAATTACTAATCGTAAAAGTATACTTGCTATTCGCATAAGTTGGAGCAGTAGAAGTGTACCAAATAGTAGAACCATCACTACCATCAACACCATCTTGCCCATCTGCACCAACAACTTGCCCTAAATCATATTGAGTCATAAATTATTCTCCATTATATGTATTTGATGTATCGTAGACAAGATGCCCATTATTATTAATAAAATAAGGATTGTCTACACCATTCGGTAATTCAACTATCAAATGCCCATTATTATCAATACTGAAACTACCAGTACCAATAACAGAGCCACCACCCCCTTGCCCAATCTTACTATTAATCGCAAGGTTAATTTCGTGTTGAGTAGCATTAGCTGAAGTTTCCAACCTATCCAAAGCAGATTGCTCAACTATAATGCCAGTCTGATGATTACTTGGATGAACATAATAATTCGCATTAGACTCAACACTTGCCAACTTTGTCTTTTCAGTCAAAGTATAATCATTAGAGGATAACCCTTTACCAGTTTCAGTATTAACTTTCAAATCCAACTTTGCATCTATTTCAGCTTTACTATAGGTGTCAATGTCACCACCACCCCTATCAATACCTTTACCACTTGCATCACCACCGATTTGGAGTACAAGGTCATCATCTTCTCTCCAAAAGTCTATGTGGGGTTCAAGTCTGTTCACTACACTATCTTCTTGGGTGGCTAATTTGTTCTGATATTTGAACTTGATGTTTACATTGCTTAATTTTATAGTTGCATTTGATTTATTGCCCACGAAGTTGATTCCTACCTTGAATCCTTGCTCACTTATTGCAGTATTTACAACATTACTGCTAAAGTTGAATAATGAGCAATCTATATCTATATGTCCTTGTGTTGTTAGGATGTTTTCGACCAAAAAGTAATTGGTCATCTCCATACAAGTCAAACTAATGTTGCTCAAGATAGGGTAATTCGCACTCACATTCGAAACTTGATAATCAAATGAAACTATAACATTAGTAATGTCCTTTTGAGCCAACTTGACCAATGGTGCAGAAACAAACACTATACTGTCTTGCTCTGCAAGATTCAACTTCACAATGTTACTGCCTTGCTTGAACCAGTTATTCCCAATGAAACTTGATGGCTCAAAAATGTAAGGGTTATCAGCGATATTCTCTTCATCTATCGCCAATGTCAACCTATCATCCAAAGTAATGTCTATATCTCTTCGTTGTGCTTGATCCATATTCAACATATTTAGTTCACCCATACATAATTGTCATCCAGTTTATCATCATATGTTACTGGCTCATCCAAGTCTAAAGCTTCCCTTACCAGTTTCTTTCTCTGATTTGCAAGGTTGTTTTTCACTTTCAATGGTGCATCCACATCTCCCAATCCAAACTCTGTCTGTATCATTGGTCTGTCAGTCACATCAATGTTTATCTTCCTACTTGCTATCTGATATTCATTAGTAAGCAATGGGTTCACCATCTTGGTTTCAACCCAATCATTAATACCAACTGGTGGAAGCCCTACACTCTTCACAGTAAAAGTGGTGATTGGTTGAAAATATTTCATCAAATTATCATAAGCCTTTTGGGTCGCTTCCTTGCTACCAGTTTCAGTAGTCAAGTTCTCAACTTTCATCTGCTCACCAAATCGCAATATCTCACCAATCTTCGACTTCTTCGCATAATTGTAAGTCATCGTAGGGTCATTCTCTTTCTTCTTGCTTTTGAAGATAGTGACTGCACTATTCATCAATTGACTTGTTGGAGAATACTTAACATTGCTGATGCCAATGACATTCCCAGTAAAGCTCTCATCAAAAGTGTACTTGATATCCTTTTCATCATCAGAACCATCAGTAAAGTTCAAGTAATCACCATTTCTCCACTTGCTATACTTGATGTTCCAATCGTAGCCACTCTTATCCAGTATGTTTTTCATACCATCAAGGATTGTCTTACCACTCACTCCCAATGATTCCATCTTTGCGACTTCACCACTAAAGACTCCCAAATCATAAAGTAGCATCTTGTAACTTGACTTATCCTTGTTATCATATGCCTTTGACTCATCTTCTTCAGTATCGATATCATCCAGTACATTCTGAAAATCACGAAGAAAAGTGACTTTTTTCAAGTAATACTTATTATCCGATGTTTGTGCATAATCTCTTTCAGCAGTCTTAATCCTATCCAACAAGTCGATTTCGTGGATGTACTTTTTACGATTCTGCCAAACGATACCGAAATCATTGTCAAACTTGTTACTTGTACTTGGGGCTTCGCTACTCCAATCAACATAGATGGTCTTCGTTTCACCATTTCTCTTGTTGACTGCATAATCTATCTTCAAGTAAGCTTCAAAGGGTGTATCTTTGTCAAAACCGTGTGTAATGGTGTAACTGTTGGTTATTTCCTTTTCACCAGTTTGGTTAGTTCCACCAAGATTCAACCCACTACCATTGAATTGTTGGTTTCGGATCTTGTTGACAATCGCTTGGGTTGTTCCATCTTCTATCCAAGTTACATTATGGTTTTTCAAGTAATTTGATGGGTTCTTGATACCAGTAAAGTTCTTAACTTTCCCACTAAAGTTATCATCGTGTGCTATGCCCAGTTTTTTGATAGCAGACAAGTCTGAAGCCCTACCTTCGGGTTTTGAAACGAATATGAACATTAAACTGGCTTTCTTCAACTGGTCATTCTTGAACCAATCTCCAAAGCCAGTATAACCAGTTAAATCGGCTATAGTACCAGCACAAGCCCCACCGAAGACACAGACCCACACATCGTTCTTTTTGGTGCAACCATAACTTTTGGGTTTGGTGTGCATATTTGAACCGACTGCTCCAACAACTGCTTTGTGACCAATTGAAGTAAATGCTTTAGCGATGGCTTGTATCCTTGCCTTATCCTTTGCTTTTGTCTGAATATTGTCTGATACAATATAGAATGTTTTCTTTGTAGCCATTTATATTCATCTCCTTTTAGAATGGTTTGTTTGGGAAATCAGTTATCTTTACTGGTGAGCCATATGTTCTGATGTAGTTACCATATCCATTTCTTGTTGTTGGGTCAAGGTATTTTCCATTGACTTTGGCGAAGATATGTCCACCCTTACTGTTATGTGAATGGCAGTAATGCAAGTCAGTCACACCTTTAGCATTAAGCAGATTCAATAAGACTTCGGTTTGGCAACAACAGTTTCCTTTCTTTGTACTCCAAGTTTTCTCTGCACTTTGGTAGAAATTCTTTTTATAGACATATTTGATTTTTGAGTAGCAGTATTGCCATATTGGTTTGATTGCACTATTCCCAGTCGCTGAAGTTATACTATTAGCCCTTTTAATCCAAGTGGAACTTGCTTGTGTACTGCCTTGAACAGTAACAGTCTTGGTTTCTTCAACCTTTTCTTCCCATTTCTCCACTCCCAATCCATAGTGGAAATAAAGATTTGGATAAGTATTCAACAATACAGTATCCTTGTTGACCCCATCATCATATATTACCAATGATTGGGGCTTCAAGGTATCTGCACCATTACGAACTGTAATGCTGTTTGCATTTACACTTGCACCCATATTGCTCTTTGTAAGCTTTGTATATGCTCCAGTCTTATAGGTTGCCAAGTTTCTACTGGTTCTGTCAACTAATGAATCCCCAATCTTCAAGTTAGATTTCAAATAGATTTCACTATTATTCAACAAGAACTTTAAAGGATCACTATAATTGTTGTAGTTCTTCTTCAAGTCGATATGGGAACTGTAATCATTATTTTCATCTGTTTGGTAATTGTTGATAGTGACTTCGGATAGGCAGTATCTTCTGTCCAAGTCAATTAATCGGTCTGCACATTCCATTGTAACTTTCGTGAGCAAATCATCAACTTCGCAAGTCGATATGTAACCCCCAAACACTAATTGTTGATTGCCATTTACATCCTTGACATACAAGTTTATTTCATCACGATAATCGAAGATAAGCCCACTACGATTAGCATTAGCATCAGTAGGTAGTAACAATTCATCCAGTTCGTGATAATACATAAACTCACAAGTCATAGTGTTAACCCTAAACTCATTGGTATGCTCTACAGTAGCCTTTATCATTGTGAGCTTGTCATTCCTTGTGTTATGCCTTTTGGCTTCCCATATCTCATACTTTTTAATTGCCAAACCAATGAATAAGGTGTTGGATGAGAGAACATATTCAATAGTGTTCTCCCCTTGCCCCAATGTGCAATACTGGTAGTTTCTGCTGAAGTTGACATCTGTACCTATCATTGTCATACTGTTTGTTAGTGTTTCGCCATTCACTTTGATGGTTGCAGTTGCCTTTAGGTTGGATTCTTTCTTGCTTGTTGTTGTTTTCTTGTGAGTGTTTGCAAACAAGAGTTCCAAGCGATAATTTGGGCTTGTTTCCTTTGCATTGTACTTTATCTTGATAGTCATTTGATTATCATTCAGACTTTGATAGCAACTCATCCCATTGAATGATTTCTGCTCACCATTCACTACATTACTTGTAGTTATAGTTCCATTAGTGGGGGTATAATGCTTTTCTGCAGTCTTGTCAAAACGAAATATTTGACAAAGGAAATCATCATCATCGTAACGAATACGATTTGTCTTGTTGGCATTGAAGTTTCTGACTATGTGTCTACTGAATGACATTTTTAGTTCTCCCAGTCAATGTCTATGACTTGCCTATTCGCATTCAAGTATTCAAGGAACACTTGTGATGGTTTATCCCATTCCTTACTGTTTTTCAGATATGGTATCAATACTGTTTCGTTACTTGCATATAGACTTCTTAAGCTGAATGGCTCTTGGTATGGTCTGCCTATGCATAATCCACAATTGGACTTGTCATTGTAGATGTTTGCATAGTAAGTGTCAGCGAATTGCACTTCCACTTGCTCTGCATATACTCTACTGGTGTCAATATCGTGGTTTATAATTGCATCTCCATCGTAGTACATTAAGTCTTTCATTATTATATCGGTACTGTTTGCTCCATTGAATATTATCACGAAGTCCAAGTATTTGACTTCAGTTGGGCATCCAGTAAAAGTTGCTCTTACACTATCTGTTGCAGTAGTGTCCACTTCTACAGTTACTGTCTGTTCCCATATACCATATTGGATACCATCCTTGACTGGAACTGCACCTTTATCATCGAATCCCCTTGCCTTGATTTGTATGGTTTCAAATGGGCAATCCAAGTAATCAATTGATAATGTGAAAGTGTCATTGACTCTCTCAACATAACTGGAATAGGATGGGAAATTCAATGCAAGTTTGGTATCATCCTTGTAGATTTGCAATGCATTGTCATTGTCAATGTTCAAGATCCCCAGTTGAGAGTTGGTTGCGACTTCTCCAATGTTGTTGTTAGCATATGCTTGGTATAGTTCAAAGTTGTCAAGTTTGATGTTCTGTCCTATGTGGAGTTCTTGCTTGAACTGTTGGATACTCAATTGTGGGTTGAATACACTACAGTTTGCATCGTGTTCTTCTATGAATCCCATCCCCCTTTGGTTTTCTACTGTTTCGCAGTATACTCTGTCGACAAGGTTCATTATCTTCAAGTCATCTTTTGGATGGTTGAGTATGATGAATGGTCTTCCACGATAGAATTTCCATACTGTCTGTCCGAATTGGATTTCAGCATAGTCATCATTGTACTCATTAAGACTTAACTGTGGGTAGTTCTTGAGCTTTAAGGTGTTTACTGTTGCCCATTCTCCACTTGTTTCATCGTATCTTGATATTCCGATGAATCCACTTCTTCTGTGGAATTCGGCTCTCACTAATTCGTTGCCGACATAAACTGGGGAGTATGCATTATCCAAATTGAATAATGAGATTCCAGTTTCGGTTGTAATCTCCACACCACCTTTATAGAGATTGTATGCATTTGTAAGGTAGGTTGGGGTTGAATCGTATGGGTCTTGCACGAAATACAATGTACCCTCATCGGAATGCCTTGTGAATAGTGTTTTACTGTTTGGTACTGGCATTGGGGAGCATAATGCTTTTGCATAATCCTTGACTGCATCAGTTGTGCTGATGTCTTCGTAGATTCTCATTTGCATTTCTCCAGTTAGGTTGTTGAGTCTTTCAAATCTTGTGTTGTTGTATCTCATCTCAAGTCGAAGTGCATACTTGTTCGCATCGTTGAGTGGGATATCATTCAAGATGATTTTTCCACCACCTATTGCACCTTGTGGGAGCATTCCATAGTCAATCAAGTCCAATTGGTTATCCTTGATTTCCAAGCGAATGTCAGAACCGAATACTGTACCATCATAATCAGCGACTGATGGTGTTATGTCTGTAGTGATGTAAGGTTCAAGTGTGAAATAGGATAATGTCATTTCAGAATCAGTAGCATTTTGATATACTCCGAAAGTGTTCCAACTTAAGAGTTCGGTCTTGTAGACTTGCTCATCGTTCACGAAGATAGTGACTGCAGTACCATACCTTTGAATCAACACATTGTTTATCGCTTGACTGAACAATGGAGTGTCAAATATGAGCTTATCCATTTCAAGGTCATCATTATACAATGTTATGCTATCGTTGTTGATGAATAACCCATCCATTGTTTCAAGTGTAGGATCTGCTCCATAGATTATGGTTGAGCCACCAGTTATTTCAGCATTAAAGCTTAAACGATAGTAGTTACTGTTGGTGAACTCTAATGCCATTATGGAATGAATATCATCATCGGTTGTTGCAGTAGTTATTGTGTCATCCACGAATGTTGGAGTGTCTGTTCCCAAGTCGATATAGTTTTCTGACTGTGCAATGATAGTGGTCTGTGGTGGAGTTACTGAACTTTCAGTATCGATGGTTGCAGTAGAATGATACATTGCACCCTTGTATTTTGTACTGGATATTGAGTTCAATGTTTCTGTTGTAACAACATACATTTCCCAATGCCCAGTAACCAACATAAATTGGATATATGATGCAGTAACACTATCAAGGAGATAAGTGTTAAAATAAAACTCTTCCAAAGTGTCAGTATTTAATAGTCTTATTATTGCATAATCATTAATCTTTTCGTGAATGTCTGCATTACTGTTGCTTACTGTCAAACTAATGTTCTGATAGGTTTCTCCACCATCGCCGAATCCATCTTCGGTTATGGTTGCAGTTGATCCACCACCATCAAAGTTATCTTCGCTCCACATTAACACATCTGTTCCACTAATGTAATCATTAGGGTTAATTAGGAAATACATTAATAATTGTTTCCCCCAAGTTTGCTTGTTGGTAGTAGGCAACATTGTGAAGTCCACTTCAATATAGGATTTTGTTATTCCATCTTCATCAACCCATTTCTGTGGGGTTACCTTGATGACTTCTTGACAATATGTTTCCAGTTGCCCAAGATTACTTGGAGATGTGCCATTTGTTCCATCAAGCCCAACATATATTACATTATGTGGTAGTTCAAAATCATATGTAACCCTATATTGTGTATACCAACCAGTTCCCACTTTCGGTATAGATGTTGGAGATGATTGATACCTATTTCCCTTACTATGTCTTACATCAAAACTATATGTGCAACCCCATTGGCTTTCTGCAAAGTTTTGCAAAGGCATTCTATTATCAAATGAATTTACGAATGTGAATGTTCGGCAGAAAGGATAAGTGTTGCTAAAATCACCAATTGCAAAACTGCTTTGCCCATCAAAGAATAGTGTAACCTTATAAGTTCCATTCTTCAATGAGTCAAAGAAATACCAACCATTATGGGTTTCACGATTGTTGCTTGACTTGTTGATGTACACTTGCAAGAAAGCATCTCTATCTTCTATTCCAAGTGCAGTCCAAGACCCATTTCCTATTTTGTACTGTATAAGGTCATAATCATCTATCCTAAATTCAATAGTGTTTCGTGGATTAACTTCTTCAAATGTTACGATGTCTGCATTTATGCAAGGTTTGTATCTTGTGCAACCAAGATATTGTGTTGTAATCTGCACATTTTCATCGGCAGATTGGAAAGGAACTTCAATGATACCATTACCATTTGTTTCCATCACAAAATTTGCATAGGTTTGTGGCTCATCAACACCAGTCTGTGCTATGGTTATGCTTACTGGCTCATACTGGATTGGTCTGTCATAAGTATCCTTTAAAGTGATAGTGTAATAAGTTCCATTTTGGGAATACTCATCAATGTTGATTACAAGGTTCTCTGAAGTGATGTAACTATCCAATCTTTCAAACTTCTCAATGATGATTTCCTTTGTAACCACTTGTGGCTTATAATTCTCATCACCCTTGAAATGAACATCAACAAACCAACTATCACCAGTAAGATAAATCGGTACACTTGCAACACCATACTCATTGGTAGTAGCAGTTCTCTCAAAAGAATAATCATTATTATAAAATGCAATGGTAACTGGAACACCACTTAAAGGAGCATCATCTAATGAAGTTACAATCACATTATAATCCTTTGGCTTCTCACCTTGCACTATTGCAATATCATCTGCTTGTATCTTCAAATCTTCCCTACTGGACATTCACATTCACCCCATTCTCACAACTTACTGGCTGATAAACAGTACCATTATCAGTAAATCCTTTCATAACAACTCTCACCATAACTGTACCATTGATCCAGTCAATCGGTATTGTAGCATTACCATTCTCATCTGTTGTAACAGTTCTCTCATAACCATAATCACCATCAATCTCCTTAAAGCTATAATGCAACATCATATCGCTAACTGGCTCATCATCTTCATCAAGCAATGTGATGACATATGGGTAACTTGGAGTCAAAGCAGTAACATTTGATGGATAACTGAAATGATACTGGACATAATTAAACTCAATATGCAAATTAGTGGAATACTCACAAGCCCTATAATTATCAGTTTCCCTATAAATCAAAGTAACAGTATAATCACCATTTCCCCAAGCAACATTAAACAAGACTCTACCATAAATGTCAGTCATCACATTGAAACGATTACTGTAACCATCAGTACCATTAACCTTAACTTCTACAACTTGACTGCTGATTCCCTTATTATCCTTGTCAAGCAAGAATATTTCAAACTGGTCAGTAGGGTTTTCAATGACCACATTCTCCATAGTGTTGAAATGAGTAGCAGTTTTCATATCTTCAATCAATGGTGCTAATTCATCGTAGCCTAACCCTATCTTTTCAAAGTGGATGGTTTCATAATTAGTACCATTCAAGTATTTGCTTGTTGCATCAGCACTATTCTCTGCATACTGATTAGTGAAATCATAATGCTTGAAATTATTATAAGTATGCTCAAACAATACTGGGTTCTCACCACCATCCTTATTCACCACTTGCAATGCCAACTCCCAGTTACCATCATAATCTTCACTCATCAAAACTGGCAAAGTGTTTCTGAACCTAATGTCATAAATGGAATGCTTATTCAAATCCCTACTCATAATCAAAGTAGTGTTCGGATCTATGTTGTAACTGCCAATCTTGTCACCATTAGCATCTTCCAATGTAGTCCAAAACTCATAATAATTCAGCTTGAAAAGGTCAAGCAAGTCTTCATTGTAATTGTGGATGAGTGCAAGGTAGTATTGGATACTGGCTTCTGTTATCTTCTTGGCTTCGGAGATGTTGAACTTGGTGTTGATATCGTGTGAAAGGTATTTAACCCCTACATCGCATTCGTAGAGTCTATCGTTTATCTTCTTGATGTTGGTGACTTCGTAGATTTCTGCCCATCCACGATGGTTTAATGGGTCACCATCTGCACGATTAGGGATAGTGTCGATTGGGATTGGCTTATCCATTTCCACCAATCCTTGTAAGGTTGCGACATCATACCAAGCCATCCTTAAGGTCATCTTGATGTCTTCAGAATAATCCCCTTTCTTTCCATAATAAACACGATTCAAATACCTATTCTCAATAAGACTGTTCTTACTATCTGCAGTAACATCAGCCTTATGACATCTTGATAATGGTATTACACCAATATATGCAATCCTATCTTCGATAGCGATTTCCATCATTTCCTTTTTCTCATCGAAGAAATTATGCCTTGAAGTTGAAGCTCTGACAGTCCAAATGTTAGGCACACCAATGTTGACACTATTTGTCACATAAGTCTTATCCCTTGAAATCAAATCATCGGTTGATAATCTGCAACCCCTTTGTGGCAAGATGTCGAATTCTTTAGTCCAAGTGTTATTTCCTTGAGTGGTTGTCACAGTTCCATAAGTATCATCCAAGAAATATGCATAAACCCTTATGTTTGCGACAAAATCATCACCAATTCTTTCAATGTGTAAGCATAACTTGTTATCAGAATCAGCGATACTGGAATCAGTCACCAATTCAACAATGTTATTATTATCATCAATGAGTTCAGCAGTAGTCCTTAATGGCAAGTACATTTCCACATTCTCTGATGTAGCCAAATTATAGCAAACATACTCTTCGCCGATGTGGTTATTCCCATAGCCTTGAATATTGATGTCAAAGTATTGGTAAGGCTCTTTCTCAAAACTGGCTTCATCATAGAAAGTGTAAGTGATAACATCAACTGGTTTTGGTGGTGGAATATACTGGATAAAAGTAACTGGTTGAGTAACACTCTTATTCACCACAAGACTTGAACTATTAGTAGCTTTCAGATTCTTCAAACCAACACTTGATGATTTCAAGTAGAATGTTCTTGTTACACTTCCACCCTTGCAGACTTGACCAAAAGTCCAAGTCTTTGATGAAGTGTTATAAGCACCCTTTCCAGTAGAAGATACAACAGTAACACCCTTTGGCAATGTCAATTGCACACTATTGGAACTGCTACAATAACCACTATTCTTCACAGTCAACTTCCAAGCAACCTTATCATTAGTGGTCGCTGAAGTCGGACTGATGGAACTGTACAATGCCCACTTCGGATCTTGCAATGAATAGTTGACTTCAAGTCTTCCACGATTCACACTTATGACTGATTCGCCAGTTGTTTTTGTTCTGCTCCAGTCAACTTCAATGATGACATTCTTGAGTTGTGCAATAGTCAATCCCTTGATAGCGAAGTTCAAAGTATAATTATCCAATTCATACTGGTTCTTCAAGAAAGTGTGAGTCTTTACAACCTTAATTGGCTCTTTATGATATGGTGCATTATTGTCACCATAAAACACTTTGATGGTTGGGAAATCATTCTGTTTCTGATTGAACTTTCTGATGACCAATACGAAGTTGACACTATCAATCTTGTACTTGGTTGAGTCAATGCCAGTCACTTGGTAATGATAGAACAAGGACTTTGGCTTGTACTGGGATTTGCTATTGCTCCCTTGAACATAACAGTAAGCTCCAAGTCCTTCCCCAGTATTAGCCACATCAACATTCTTCCACTTTGCACCTACATAGTCTTCCCAAAACCATTTCGCTTTCCTTAATATCTTCTGTGCCATCCTATCACCTTTTATTGTTGGGTGGCACAGTAACCTACTCCACCAACCATTCCTTGAAATGGCACATTAATGAAGTTCCTAATGTTGATTGGCTGACCAATGACTGCATATGCCAATACGAAGTTCTCATCGTGAGTCATACTGGCTTCTCTCTTACAAAGGAACATCCCTTGCAAGTAAAGTGTTTGACTGTCACCCAACTGGATTTGCACATCTGTAGATCCACTATCAATGGTGATTACGAATCCACCATCACCATCTTGTATCCAGTCACAGTAAAGCTTGAAATAGGGCAAGTCTTCTACTGCATCAATGTTAGTGTAGATGTCGGTCAAATCGATAGTGTCCAACCCATCTGCATCTTCAATCAAGCAACCAGTTTCACTATCAATGCAAGTGTAAACATCATTTGGAACTTGCTCTGCCAACACGAAAGTGTAATCCCCTTGATTTACTGTTTCAAAGATATCATTCATATTGGAAAGGTCGAATTGCTTGTTCAAGAATTTCCAAAAGTATTTGCTTTTTCTGAAAACGAATGTGGTTTCACTATTCGGCATTGTTGTTCACCCCATTGCAACTTTGATGACCTACAAAGGATGAGCCATACATCAAGGTTAAGTAATTGAACACTCTTACTGGTGTGCTTTCCCTTGTAAATGCCACCACATAATCTGTTCCAGTATCAGAACCAGTAACCTTGCATAACATAATCCCCCTTACATAGAGTTCTGTTTCTTCAGCGATAGGTATTTCAACATTCACCTTTTCGCTTGTTGGGTCATCGTTATCTTCCCATTCATCAAGGAAAAGGTTGAATCCATTTTCACCATTGTCAATCCATTCTACTCCAAGATGGAATGTTTGGTCTGTGTATCCACTTGTTATTTTTGTCATTCCAGTTGCACTTTGTTTAAGGCAACCATTACTATCTATACATTCATTTGGGTCTTTTGGTAATGAAGAGAATAGAATGAGATGATAAAGACCATCATCATTCAAAGTATCTCTGTCCTTGATTACCATTTGCTTGTTTAGGTGTACCCAAAAATCTTTAGGTTTTCTGAAAGTGAATGCATATTCATAGTCATATTCACTTGCCATTCTTTATCATCTCCTAATATCCAGTCGCTCCATTTGGACTGTTCATTCGTACTATTGCAGTTTCTACTGCATTCTGTATTCTTGTGTTTAAATCTTGGATTCCTATGATAGTGCTGTTTGACATATCAATATTGATAGTTGGGGTCAAGGATTGTTGTGTTTTACCTTTGCCTTTGGTGTTTGCTTGAACACTTGTTGCATTTGCTTGAAGTTGTTCACTATTTATTCCTTTTGATGCTAATACACCTACATCAGTTTTGAGATTTCCATAGGAATTGTAACCATTAGTCAAAGCTTGACCTAATGCTACACCACCTTGATACATTAGTTGTTTTCCATTATCAAGGGCTAACATTGAGTATTCCATCTCTTTGGCGATTGTACGAGCAATATTTGCTGGAGAACCAACATTTAATCCTTTTTCGGACTCAAAACCATCGGAGAGTTGTTTTCCTAATGCTTGACCTTTACTGTAGAAATCATCTTTAGCATCATCCAGTTCATCCAATGCATAATCAATCTCTTTGGAAACAATAGTCTTCAAGGATGGCTTATGATTCTTGAAACCATCAACCAATTTCTGCCCAAGAGCCTTACCACCATTATTCATAGTAGGATACCTTGCTTGAACTTCACTAATACCACTTGCCAATACAGTAACAACAGTAGCACTAAAAGTGGAAGCCCCACTCTTGAAACCATTAGGCAAGGACTTGCCCAACCTATCACTTGCAGTATGAACCTTATCAGAATATGATGAGATTGTATTAACAAACTGGTCAAGTTTCGCTTTCAATTGGCTGATAGCATCAGAAGTCTGTGTAATCGCAGTAGTGCCAACTTGGTCAGTAGTCTTCAAGTTACCTAATTTATTCGCAAAGTCCATAACTGCACTAACATCTTCATATAATTGGTCAAGTTTACCACGAATGCCAGTATTGGTTTCAATCTTGATCCCCATAAAGCTGATTGAAGTGTCACCACCTAACAATGAAGTTAGGTTGTTTACTGCACTAATCATTGGAGCAATTGCATTTGCAGTTTGTGTAATCTTCGCAACTGAATCGGCATTAAGACCAGTATCGGAGAACTCAATCTGATTGAACTTTGTCACAAAGTCATTCAATGATGGTATGATAGTTTCCACAAGAGTGGTTAATCCATCTTTCCCACCATTCATTATCTTATTTCCCAAGTTGATAAGTTGGTCTGCAAAGACTCCCCAGTCTACTGCTACTAAATCACCTACAACTGGGGCAAGTGTTTGTAGAACCCTACCTATAGTTCCAATGACTTCTGCACCTTTATTAATTGCATCTTCGTTCAGTTCACTTGCCATATTACCAAGCATTTCAACTGCAACCAATGGTGTGATGAGCATCACTATCGCTTCGGCTACAAGCAGTAATGCAGTAGCGATACCTACTGCCATACCAACTGCAACAGTATCTCCACTAAAACCAAATACTGCACTTGCAACAGTCAAACCAATAATGAAATAACCAATATTATCATTTGATGCTATGTAATTCAAGGCATCAGCATACATTCCAATGACTTCATTACCTTTCTGAATGTTCGCTTGGTTAAGCATACCATACATCCAACCAAGAACTTCAATCGCTTTCAATGGTACAATAAGCAAAACAATGGCTTCACCGATAAGAACCATCGCTTCTGCAAGACCCAATGCCAGTTTACCAAAAGCTTTCGCTTGACTCTTCCAATCAGTCTGTGGCAACTTATCAGTATACTGCAACAATACTGCCATAGCCCCACCAACTGCAAGAATATAAATACCATACTCCTTAAGGAACTTCGCACCCTTATCAAAAGATGGTTTCATACTTTCATAATCATCACCAATCCTTGCAATAAGGATCATCGCTTCTTCCATCAAAGCCCAAGCCATAACCAATGCAACTGCAACTTCGATGAAAACTTCTGCCATCTTACCAAGATTCTTCGCAAGGTTCTTTCCCCAGTTCTTCAAGCCATCTTTCCAGTTTCCACCACCAGTCGGTGCAGTTCCACCAGTAGTTTGACCCATTTTGCCCATTGATTCAGTCGCTTTATCCATTCCTTTGGTTCTGCCAAGTTTCTCCATCAGTTTAGTCCAAGCATCACCGAACAAGCCGATGTTTGTTATTGCAGAGAAAATCTTCTTACCAATCCAAACACCAACGATGGCTAACATAAGGTTTCCACCAAATTGTTTTAAAAATTCTTTGGTTGGTTGTGGTAATCCTTGTAAGTATTCTTTGACTTGTTTAAGTCCATCTCCAAGCCATCTGAACAAATCAACTATTTTTTCAAGAGCATAAATAAATGATGGTTCAACAAGTTCAAACAAGTCGGATAAAAGGAAAGCCAATTCTAACTCTGCAACATTAATCGCTTCGGAAAGGGTGGTGATTTTCTTTGCAGTTACATCATAACCCCTTTCACTTGCAATATCTCTCATTGCTTTAATAAGGCTTAATTGGTCACCCTCTTTGTATCCGTGAGCTTCTAATTCTTCTTTTCCGATGTTAACTTCTTTTAATCTTCTGAATTCACCATCTAATGCATCGTTTACTGCAAGGATTGAATCTTCTTGGCTTCTACCTTGTCTTACAAACTCTGATGAGTAGATTGCCATAACTTCAGTTAAGTCACCAAGAGCATCTGCTTGAACACCATATTTAAAAGCAGTATCAAGGGCATTCGCACCTACCATTTTCATATCAACTTTCTGATATTGTCTTTGTAGGCTATCTCCACCTTTATATGTGTCATATAATGCTTTGTTTAACTCATTGATTCCTTTTGTAACATCTGCAGTAGATTGTTTGGTTTGTTTAAGATAACGATTATCTGTTTTAAGCAAATCTGCATAGGAGTTAAATTGTGTTTTTGCATTGACATTGGAAGTGGTTTTCTCCCAAACATCCATTATCTCTTGGTAACCTAACATAGTTATTGCCATAGAACCAATCCTTGATGGCAAGTAACCCATTTTATCTAATTTGTTACCCTTTGCACCAGTCCTTTCAGCATTCTGCTTACCTATCTCACCAGTCTGTTGCTTTTCAATACCAAGGATCTCTTCTTCCAAAGCCAACTCTTCACGAAGAAGTGCCAACTCTTCATCAGTCATTGCAATTATGTCAGTTACACTTGTCGCTCTACCTTTCAACACTTCCATCATCTGTGTATTAGCAGACTCAACTTCCCTTAATACTGCAAGTTCCTTTTCTTCTTCTGCAACTATTTGACTAATGCTTGTCGCTTTCCCCATCAACCAATTCATTGACTGCTCATTCAACAAAGCAACTTCATTCAAAACTTGCAATTCCCTTTCTTCTTGGGCAACTTGCTCCTTAATAAGTCTGACATTATTGCTCAATTCTGCAGATGTCCTTGTTATCACATCCAAACCACTCTGCATTATTGTGTTGATTCTCTGTTCGGCTTCACCCACTTTTGTGGCAGATTCTGACTCTTTCAAGATTGCTTGGTTTATCTTGTCAACATCGTTGGCGATGGTTTCCATCTTCACTTTGAGTATTTCAAGGTTCTCAATGAATGTCTTCAGTCCTTGAATGTTGTTAAAGGCTTCATTTATCTTTAGGGCTTCATCAGACACCATCTTGAAAATGTCACGAACCTTACCCATATACTGTTCTAACTGAACAAGTGGCTCTCTCTTAAACTCAAAAGCACCACCCAATCCTTGCAACATCTCATTTGCTTTAGTGATTGACAATTCCAATGGAGCAAGATCCAGTTCAACACTTGCTTGAATACTCCTACCTTGAAAAGCCATTCATCTACCCCCTTTCAATTGTTGTGCTAATGCCATATCAACATCCTTTTCAATCAATCGATACACATCATTCTCTGCATAAGTCATACCATCTGTCAAGTACAATGCTTGACCAACCCTATGCCTATAATAAAAGTTTTCGTGCTGAATAAGTGCATAATCGAAACCAGTTCTTGGATTCCTTGCACTATATTCAATCTCCATACTCATAAAGTCCTTTTCTATGAGCATCCCATTTGGTCGCATTACACTTGCACGAAGCCTACCAGTTTCATAAGGCACTAATGGTTCGGTGTGCTTATTGATTGTTTCAAGAATCTCATACGAATCTGAAGCGACATTCTTCTTGATTTGCTCTTTTGCTCTTCGCAAATCATTGATGAATTTTGTCTTCTTTATTTTTACATTAAATACCATATTATCTTTTATTCTTCTATTAATGATTCGTATATGTCTGCATAATCTTCACTATCTGCGATTTGTGGAGTGGTCATCTTGCCAGTCTTGGAAGTTGACTTGCTTTCCAATCGTGTTTTTTCAGCTTCTTTCTTTTCGGCTTCGATGATGTCCAGTTCGTTTCGCAGTAACTGTCCGAAGATGGTGTAATCCATTTCCCAAAAATCTTTTAAGGATAAGCCCATCCCTTTCACTCTTCTTGTTAAAAGGAAATACTCATCGATAAATTGTTTTTCGATGAGTTCTGATGGCTTTTCCATAAACTCATCAGTATCTTCTTCAATCGGATTGAAAGGACTGTTTCGCTTCTGCAATAATATTCTGTTTCACGAACTTCTCAACATCCTTTGGGGATGCTCCAAGTGAAAGCATCTTCTTGATACTTGCAAGTAAACGAATGATAGTCATATCACTATCATCTGCATTCTTCACGAACTCTTCTTTTGTAATCCCATCAAGTTGAAGTTCAGCCAATTCACCATACTTATCCAATACATACTTACGAATCGCTTCGATTTCTTTCTTGTGTTTCTCATCAAGGGCTTCACCCTTTTCAACAAGTTTTCTTCTCTGATTACTCAAGTCAACCAATTGCATACTGTACTTGGTCACATTATCCAAGTCCTTATCTGTTGGCTCTTCTTTCTTGTTGATTGCAACTACAATATTGTTTATCGCTTCGATTTCAGTATCTATGGCTTCAACATCTCTTTCAATCTGTTTGGCTTCATCTGTGATAGGTTTGTATTTCTCTTGTTCAGCTTCAATAGATTTCTGATGCTCTAATATTTGTGCATTGGTGCATCTTTTGAACTTATATTTCTTACCACAGATTTCTATACTATTTTTGGAAAATTCCATTACATCATCTCCTACAATTTTTGTTTAAAAAAAAAGCACACCACCCAGTAATGGGTAGTGTAGTTTATTTAGTGAAAATTATTTAAGTAGTGTCATCTTCATCATCTTTGATCCAGTAGTATGGTTGGCTACTGTCATCATCAGATGAGCTTGAACCACCACTTGGGGTTGTTTGAACTGATTCGGTTGCTTGTGGTGTTCCCCAATGCAAGTCTTCCAATTGACTTACAATGTCGATGTTTACTGGGCTTACAGAACCATTGTTTACTAATTGGTACTCAATGTTGATGGTTTTGGTTTCATCTCCACTCATATCGCTCCAAGCATTAGTGACTTCCACTTTAGGTAAGTACATACTGAATGATTCGTAGACATCTTCACCATCAAGTTCACCAAGTTTTCTGTTAGTTCCAGTTATCAAGATTTCAGCGAAATAGTTGTCTTCAGTTACAGTAGTTCCATCGTTGACACCTGTGTACCATTTGTCTATCAAATGTTGTGATAATGGATTCCATTGGATTTCTAACTCACCATCGTTCTCAAATTTCCCTTCATCCTTTATTCCTTTACCGAATGGAGTTCCCAAGCACAAGAAATCTTCTAAATTGGTATTAAAGGAATTTGAAGAACTTACAACACAACCATAATCATAGGTTGCCAATTGCTCTTCAGTTAACTCATTCAAGCCTACACCGAAATCACCGATGTAGATATGGATGTTCTGAACACCAAGTTTGGATAAACTTTGACCTACAGTCCTTACTGGGTTCGCTTGGTTCAATATTGGAGCATTAGAACCAAAGGTATAAGTAAGGTTAATTCCATCATTGTTGATTTCATACTCCAATTCGCTCATTTTCGCATTATCATAAGTAACTGCATCGTTTTCAACTGCAGAATATCCATTTATGATGGTTGCAAGTGGCAATTCTTGTGGATTGACAAGGTCTTGGTAGAATTTCCATTCATAAACTTTGGAATCATCATCAAGAGTAACTTCTTTCTTCTCTTGACTACCCAATAACATATACCATCCATCTTCAAAGAACTCACCGAACATTGCCTTTTGTTCCCATTGTGGCTCTGCAGATACTTGAGTCCTATCAGAAGCCAAGACAATGCTCTTTGAACCATCGTGAGCTTCCCAGTCATCTGTTTCCATTGATGGCTCACCTTGAAATGCACTTCCACGAGCCATAATACCACCACGAACTGGTACACTTGGGTATTCTCCAGTTTGGGTATCCTTTTCTTTCAAAGCAATAGACCAAAAATGAAATGATTCGTTATATCCAGTCATCTTACTCTTTCTCCTTAATCTCTTCTACCACTTTCTTTAGTGGTGCTTTCTTCTCTTGCACATACTCAAAAAATCCAGTTTCCATCAATCTCTCTTCAAGTTCTTTCGGAACATCGTAGATTTTTCCTTTTTCCAACACTTCTTCTGCACTTACTACACGATGATGGATTAATTCCAAGATTTTTTGGGGTTGTGCATTGTATTTAAGTTTCATAAATATTATCCCCATTATATTTTAGTTTAGCACATATTCCATTTCATACCTTATTGTGATTACATTTGCGAAGAACTCATCTTCGTAGTCATCACGAAATGCTTGTTTATATACTGACACGATTGGCATAGCCCCTACGAACTTCAAGTTCTGCAACTTTGGATGTAGGTCTTGCCAACTTCTTGTAATGTTCAATGATTTCAATACTGACTCTTCAAAATCCCATAGTTCTTCTATGAGAACATCAGTATCTTGAGTATAAGTGTACAGTTTGATATCAAAATTTCTGTAGTAACTCCTACATTCGCCAAGCAGAACTTGACCCCTTTGTTCAGAGTTATCATCACCATACTTGACATCAAAACATATCAAGGGGAGTTCGTTGTTGGCATTGATGGTGTAAGGGTCAAAGTAGTATTGCAATCCTTTGTAATCCCCCATATTTACAGTATCTTCTTCAAAGTATTCTGCTATGGATTCAAGGATTTCCCTTAACGCACTCATACATACCAACTTCCCTTATAGTATCGTTTTGACCTTGTGTTGCATCTTGTCTTGCAGTTAGGGTCTACATTGCAGAATTGAGTCCAACCAAGCAACTTTAGGTTTGGGTCACCATATCCATTGGATGCCAAGTAGTTTTCAATAAATCGGTCTATTTGCTCCAATAATCTTGTAGCATAGTTTCTGCTCTCCTTTCGACCATCATCCATCACCTTACCTTGGTTCTCCCAGTACATCAACCAAGAGAATGCACTTGCAGATTTAAAGCACAGATGTTCAAGTTGTGGTGGAATCTCATCCCAACTGTAAGCACGAAGTTGGTTCATCACATAATTCTTGCCAATGACAATCTGCTCATCCAAATCTTCCAAAGTCAAGTTGAACTGGTCAACCCTTGCAACCAAATTGGACAAGTAGAAATCATCTACTGCCTTGCCAAATTCAATGTTGATGCAATATACTGAAGATATCCAACGATTCTTCTTCTGCATCTTGGTATTGGCTTTCCTAACAAGGTATCTAAATTGATGGTAGCCATCTTCATTGATGACACTATCTTCGTGGCTTATGTCTGCCACAGTAAGTTCAACTTGATTTGCAACACCACTCCTTGTATTTGAGAAACCAATGGTGATATCCTTTGGTTGAATGGTTTCATTGGAATAGAACAAGATTTCAAAGTAATCTATGTCCTTATAGTCACGAACCTTTGGCAAGTGAATCCTTACCTTTCCACCTTGCTCTATATTAGTGATGTGCAATGACTTGTCAAAGTCTGCACTATGCAACTCTACAAGTTCCACATCAGAACTATGTTCGATGCAATCAGTATCATTGAATTCGTATGGGTATTGTCTGTCTATATGTGCTTCACGAAGCCATTGGAGAACTTTGTAGTAATCTTCCATAGTGTTTTCCATTAGTATCGCTCTCCAATATATTAATTAAGTGTGCTTATTTGGATAGCACATCTTCGACTTTTAACAACCTTTGACCATTCTCAATTGCATAAGTTCCTACACCAGTTGTGAACTGGAACTTGATTAATGCTTCGGTTTCTCTGTCACTATCATCGTATTTGAGTACATTAATCATTGGGTAATATTTATCGTAGATTCCGACATTTGGAACTCTTTGAACTTTAGGGTTAAAGTAATCCAAGTAGAAGATTTGTAAACTTGGCATATCAGTACAGAAAGCAAGTAATTCCTTGTTATCCATTGTCTTTCCACCCCAACTGAAAGTCATTCCACTAACTTCAAATGCATTGTTGATGCTCATTCCAGTTTTTGGGAAAGTGTAAGGGATGGTTGCAGTTTCAGTTGCAATTTGCAAGGTGGTTAAGGCTTCTAAACCAAGTACACAATGGTTCATATTGTAGCCATCTGCCATCTTGTAGTTTCTGATTTTGGTGATGTCAGAAATGATGTCCTTGATTTCTGCATCAGTCCAGTTGTTATGCAATCCATATTCGGTGGATTTGTCAGTTGCACTTGCTACTGCAGATTCATATACATTGTTGTCGATTTCTTCTGCAAGGTAATTACTGATTGGAGTCATCATATCGATTACAGAGAGTTCCTTTTCAATTAAATCTCTCATTTCAACTTCCAATTCGATACCATACTGTTCCAAACGAAAACCTTGTGGAGTGACTTCAGAGTATCTGACTCTACGAAGTCCAGTACCCTCTGCCATCAATTTTTTCTTTCTTCCTTTGACTTGCTCTTCGGCTTCTTCGCCTTTCCATACATCTGTGACTGTCACTTGCTTATCGCTCACCTTTTCGGTTGGGAAGAACCCTGCCAAGTTGAATTTGCCAAAGGTGTCTTTTCTAATCTTGGCAGTATATAAACCACCATAAAATTCTTTGTTTATTCTTTCTAAAGCATTAGCCATAGTTAATCATCTCAATAAGTATTATTTGTAAGTATTTTGTAATTTAAAGTAATAATAAAAGTTTAATTTTTATCCATTTTGTTGGTCACTTGGTTCAGTAGTTACAGTTGCAGTCATACTGATAGTGAATGCCTTGTGATTTGACCTAAATTGTACTGTTTCAGTTGCATCATCATAACCATCTGCAACTACACTTACACTATAATCATCGTAAGCCATATCATCGAATACTGCTTGACCATTCTCATCAGTAGTTTCACTATCTTCGCCGATGGTTACAGTAGCACCACTAATAGCAGTAGTACCATCATCCACAGTAATGGTCAAAGTGTCAGTAATGATGGACATTGCAATAGATAATGTAGTATCTTCAGACACAGTTACTTGGCTTGGATGCTCATAATCAACATAGCCAACACAAGTTGCAGTCACATCATACTTTTCAAGTGGCACTTCAATCACAGTTTCACCACTTGAATCGGTAGTTCCAGTAAAGGTCACACCGACATCATTGTAGTCGGTAAAGGTTACAACTGCATCTTCAAGTGGATTTACACCATCAGTAACAGTAACAGTAACTTCTGCAGTAGGGTCACTATTCAAGAAAGGGTATCTTATCATCACTTAAGTAGCAGATGATGTATCCACCACTATTAGCAGATTTGGATTCCAATGCTTGACATACTTGCATACTTGCAGTAGAACCAGTATATTTATCTAAACCAGTATTGTAAGCATCTACACAAAGGTAATCCCCACTTGTGATTGCAACATTGGATGCTTTCAATGGTAAAATCAATTCTCCTTCTTTAAGTTTGAATGCAGTTACGAATCTTTTGTAACTACCATCATTAATCGCTTCAGTTGGGAATGCTCCACTTGGGAACTCACAAGGATACATAGTAATGTGAGTAGCCATAGTAGTCGCTTTGGTCATTTGCAAGTCTTTTCCACTACCAAGGTCAAATTGCAAGAAGTTTTCTTGTTTGATTGGGTATTGGAATTTGAAGAACTTTTGTTCTGCACCATTGATGGTAGAATAACCAGTATCAATACTGACATTTCCCTCATTCACTTCGTAGGTTCTACCCTCTGCCTTTTCAAAGAAAGTACCTATTACATTGTTAGTCATACTTTTCATATCTCCTAAATACAATATTTTATTTTAATTCAATCGTTTATTTAATAAATCGGCTTCATTTTTTAATTTAAAAAAATCCACACTTCTTTTTAATCGTTTACCATTATGCCACAAACCAAACATTTGCTTATCATTTTGGAAACCCTCTCTTACAATCCGAGCATAAGGTTTAAAGTTTTCACCTTTCTTGGATTCACTCATATGTCTACAATGTTCTTCCGAAAACTTTTTACCTAACCAATATCTTGCATTGTTTTCACTCAATTTCTTACGATGTTCTTCCGAAAATTTATATCCTTTTGAACCATCTCCACCTTTAGTGAAGTTGAAACCATAAGGATTATCATAATGGTAAGTATTTAATTCATCTATGAATACTGATTCTAAATCATTTAAATCATCATCAGTAAAATCATCAGATAATTCAATCAATTTATAATATTCATATCTTTTAGGGTTATTCTGTAAAATACGATTAATAGACTGTTCACCATAATAATAAGAATGATTATGCCTATAATTTCTTCTATTTTTATCAATATGACTATCTTTTCCTACATAATTATAGGAGTCATATTTTGTGTCAAAATAAGCATAAATTCCTTTCACGATAAACACCTACCAGTTCGTATTTTCTTTCTCCCATTTTGCAAAATATTCTGCAGAATATTCATCTACTTGGTCTTGTGGTGGCACATCATCTGCATCACCATCTGTAATAGTATCAACTGACTGACTGCCAACACCTTTCTGTGGTTCAGTAATAATCTTTGAGTTCTTCATATGCTCCAGTTCTTCAACACTAAACTTTTGGAACATCTCAAGACCTTTCTCATCATCACCAACAATCTCTTTGATAAGCTCTTCTTTCGCTTTTGCTTCTTGTTCGTGCAACCTAATGGAATCAGCCTTATAGGATTCAGCACTCTCTTTCAACTTATCAAATTCTTTTTGCAGTTCTTTGAAACCATCAAGAGCATCTTCACTTTCTTTGGATTTTGCCCTTAACTCTTCCATCTGCTTTTTCAAGATGCCGATTTCTTCTCTCTGTTCGGCAATAGTTTCTTCTTTCTTATCAAGCATTTTATGAAACTCTTCACTCACCTTTTCATCTCCTTTAGTTTCTATGCTATTATACAGTATTTCGCTTCTTGGTTTCTTTGTCAAACCTACTGCAGTCATACTGTAGTTTACTGGTTCATAGTAATCTCCCATATCCACAAGGTCACAGTTGAAGACTGGACTTAACCCATTCCCAGTAATATCAATGCCTTGTGGTGCATCTGCATATAACACCCCATTGATATACTGCAGATTACTTAATGAACCGATTATTTCATCAGAATGTTCCATTGTCACATCAACACTTTGTGTATCATTTGCGATTTGCTCAAGGAACTTCTCCTTGTACATTATAGGCTTATCCAAGCCCAAATCATCATAATTGTACATCCCCATTTGCCAAATCTTAATCTTTTCCATTTGGGTCACCATACACTATATAATTATATTCAGCGACTGCCCTATCGCTGACTGGTTCAATGCCACATCTACCATTCATATGGTCAAAAGGGATATCTTCAAGCTTTCTTGGGGGCATTCTCTCTTGTTGCCTACACCAAAAGCAAACCTTTGCATCTCCTTGAGTCACCCAACGATAAGTCGCATCCTTACCATACTTGAAATCATAGACACTTCTTCGGATCTTCTGAAAAACCATCCCAGTTTCATACTTGACAGTATTCTTAATCCTTTTTATTGCATCCTTGAGCTTCGGTTCAAGGTTGAACAACTCTTCATTGTTTTGGTCTTTCACAACTTGGATGTTCAGTTTAATCTCATCACGAAGTGATTTTATCGTATTCTTGATGGTGGTTTCTGCAACTTTCTTTGTAGTGGCAAGGTCATACTTGAGATTGACTTGCTTTTGCTTATTTGTAGGCACATCATTAGTTAATAATTGATTCTTCCTTGTCGCATCTTCATACTTTTCAAACTGCTTACTGTTTAATTGCAAGAGTTTCTCTTCTAATTTCGCAAGGTCTTCATCAATATGCTTTTCAATGTAAGTATATGATTTAGATGAGTATTTTCTTGTGAAATCTTCCAATAACATCATTATTGCAAGACCATAATCCTTTTCATCCAAGTCACCCTTATATTCTTTGTAATCGAATAGGTCTGCAAGGTTACTCAATAAGTCAACCATCATTTATCACCTATCCTTGTATCGTTGTTGCTCTCTTGTGATGTTTGGCACATCGTGGTTGATGTTCGTGCTTGAATTAGGGTTCTTCACGATACTGGTTCTGCCATCCCTATCCAAATCTTCTTGACCTTTCTTCACGATAGGCTTGTGAAGACTGTTAGGGTCAGACTCTTCATCCAACAATTGTTGCTCTTCATAATCATCCATTTCAAACTCAAGCCAACACTCACCATCAATATGTTGCAACTCCAATTCCTTATCGAAAAGCTTTTTCACATACTTTGCAACCCAATCACGATTATACTCCAAGAATAAAACTCTTCCAGTAGTCTTACTGTCCAATTGGATGTCTGCAGTAGCCCTATTTGATGATTCGGAACTGAAAACGGCTTCTGGAGTGTTAAGGGCTATGTACACTTCTTTTTCAAAGTATTTGATGTAATCTTGAATCGCTGGTAACGAACCACCCTTTAAGAGTTCAACTTCAATCCCATAAGGCAATATAAGACAGCCTTTCTTATGGTAATTGTTAACAGTTTCAGCCACTTCATCCCTTGCATCCTTATCCAAGTAAGTGTTCATCTTGTCAGCATTACCCATAGTGACACTAACAATATTACTGTTCTTGTAAACAAGCAAAGGCATCTGTTCACGAAGAACTCTCTTGTAATAAATCGGCTCTAATGCTCCACCCATCAATGCATTTGCCTTGCCATCTCTCTCAAGGTACTTGAAGTGTATTATTTCATCCAACTCATAGGATATTTCCATCTCATTCAAGTCTTCATCCAGTTCATCAAACTTCTTCCTTAACCAACCTTTGTTGGTTCTCTCATTCTTCTGAATGACTTGCTTGTAACCACAAATATCCCCATTCTCATCATAAATAATCTTAATACGAAAATCAACACCATCGTATGCAAGGAAAGTCGGTTTTATATGGTTCTCCACAATCCTTGTATGGCAGAAACCATCGCCATCAACAAGTCCTTTCTGCAAGATATTATCGATTAGGATGTCAAGATCCCATAAATCAGCCATCTCTTCCAAGTGCTTGACTGCCTTGTCATTATCACCACTAATGTACCATCGTGTGTTGGTCTTGGTCATAATATCAAGGATGATACCTTGAGCTTGAGCATCGTGAGTGAAAGCAAACCTACGATTCTTCACAGTATTACGAACCCTACTGGGGGTTGCATCGTAAAGGTCAACCTTACTGCAATCTCTTCTTTCAGACTTGTCTATGCCCACTTCATACACTTCATTTGGGTATGAATTGAACAAAACTTTACTTGCCTTGCTAATTCTATCATAAATTCCTATAATTCTCACCCCCAACCATTCTATTAATAACTGTAAATCCTTACTGAATCCTTATATTGTCTGTCTGCAGAGAGTATTCCACAAGTTCCATAGATACCATAACCTAATGCATCCATACTGTGGTCATCATATTTTATTGGCTTATCCAAGTCATTGCCATCCTTATCCTTTTGGTAACAGTAACTTTCAATCTCCCTAATCGTATTGGTGCATCTCTCTGCAATATGCAACTTGCAACTCTTTACTGCATCCAACTTGGCATCCACATTCTTGACACCACCAACTGCATTGAACCCATACTCATTGAATTCAGCTATACGATTCGGTTCTGCACTATCACAGTACACAGTATCCACTTGAGATGGATTCAAGTTATGCCTACGAAGACACTTGATTATCTCTGCAATGAACTGATGGTTGATAAGGTTTCTTTGGTAAACTTCATCCACTACATAGCATTCGCCATCGCACCATCCCAACAATAGGAAACAACTTGGATTGTTAAATCCAAAATCCACACCACCAGTATAATATTCCATACCTTTAGCAGATTCTTTGATATCCCAATGCTGATAAATCAAACCACCACTATCTTGCCACAAACCAAGAGTCAAACGAACATAATTCTGAAAATCATATTTCTTCCTTTCTTCAGCCATCTCAATATATTCCTTACCGACAAAAGAATTGTCTGTATAGTGGAAGTGAATTATCTGAATCTTGGGGTCATCACGATGCAAATGAAATCGCTTATAAATCCAATGACTCTTCGTAGATGGAGTCACAACCAATAAGAGTTGCCCATAATCTTTCATACTGGCTTTACCCCTTACCCTTGACTCCAATTCGTTAAAAACATCCAAACTGATTTCTTCAGCTTGTTCCACATAGATAAAATCCATATTTAAGGATCTTATCTTCGTTGCATCATCGAGTCCTTTAAAAGTAATTGTACTGCCAGTAGGGAAAGTCATCACACCATCACTCTTGTTTTCCTTGTATGGTATGCCATAATTATCAAGGGCTTCCCTTATCTCTAACCAAGCAGTCATACGAAGAGATGGCAATGTCTGTCTGAAGACACCTATTCTTGCATTATCGTGAGTCAAAGCATACAAAATCACCTTGTGAACTGCAAAGATGGTTTTTCCACTACCTGCACTCCCTTCCACAATCAGATACTTGTGCTTATCGTGAATGTATTTTTCTTGTTTCTCTGTCAGTTTCCAACTGATTGTAGCCATATGCTCACCTTATTCATCTTTCCTATCTTCTTCCAACAGTTTCTTCTCTTCCAAACCCATCTCATAAGGACTTTTCGCAGTAGAAATCTCCAACTTAAAGTCATTGTCAGTCTGCAAAGCCATCTGCTCTCTCTTACCAAACCTTTGTGGATACTTTCTCTCAAGTAGCCAAGCAGAGCTTAACCAGTTACCACTCAATGCATTATCGTGGATAATCTCAAGGTGCAACATTTCACCAATAGCTTCATTCTCACTAACTTTATCCAAGAAAGTCTTATAAGGCTCAAGCCCTTGCTCACCTTTTCTCTTCCACAAATAATAAGTCGCAGTAGAAATCCCAACAGCCCTACAGCAAGTGGTCACATAATTGCCCTTGCGAAGACCATCACAAATCGCTTCACACACTTCCTTTGTAAGTTTCTTCGGATGTGTATCTCCTTTAGTCCTACTCATCTCCTACCACCATTACTCCATTAAATCATATGCACGAATTCAGTCACCAAGAACACCACCACACCAACAACAACACCAGTAAGGATTGCATTCCTTGTAGCGACATCGTGTTCTTCTTGCCTTAACACTTCATCGTGCCTAATCATAATTTCAGTCAACTTCTGTATACTCTTCGTATTCTCTGCAAGAGCATCACTATATGAGTTCAACTCTTGCTTAATCATCTCTGTTTCAGTTTCCAGTTTAATGAGCCTTTTCTCCATTATTGCTCATCCCCATCAACTGGATCTATCTCATACTCTTCATTCATTACTGTTTCTTCACAATCGCAGTTGCCATCACACTTGCCATTGCCCAAAGCCTTGAAAGTGTTAGGATGCTTTGCACTATACAGTACCAAGACTATGCTAACCAATGCAATGCACAAGGCACTAAACTGGTCTGCAGAAAGATACTGTGCCAAGTAAGGTGACAAAACACCATAAATTAATACTGCAATAGTCGAAACATTGTTCTTCCAATCATCAGCCATTCATATCAAATCCGAAAATATTTTCCGATGGCATCCCCCCAAAAACATTAAAGGTGAAACTATGGTCGCAGTAGGAGATGGAAAAAATGATAATCAAATAAATAAAAAGGGTAGGATGCCATCGGAGAATATCACCTATGTCGCATAAGCTTCCTATCAGAAAAATTATGCCGATACTTGGTGCTTTTCCGATTGTTCACCTTGCCAATATTATCCTTATCATACCAACGAATATGCACACCTTTCCGAGCTTCGGATGGTGCAGAATAAGGTATGATGTTATCTGTCTTCTCCAAGCCAACATACTGGACTGCCGATTGCAACACAAGTCCACACTTGTTGCAATAGGTTTCTTCTCTCTTGTAATCCTTTACGAATGTTGTGTTGCCACATTGGGGGCAAGTCCTAACTGTTTCTGTAGTAATCAATGCATACCATCTCCTTATATATTTAACACCGACAATTGAATGCTGAAGTCTTTATGAGATATTTTATGACCTTGAAAGTATATATGTGAGTTGATGAGTCTACGATGTGAACATTATTACATATCGGTTTTAGGTATACCCATATCAGAACAAGTCATAAAAATATACCCCAAAAAACACAAAATTTCAACCCTTAATCACAAAAATTTGATGCTTAATCACAAAAAATTGACCCTTAATCACAAAAAATCACACCTTAATCACAAAAAATCGACCCTAATCACTATGTTCGTAGGTATACGAAATTGTGTTTTCGTTCAGAATATATTTGGTGGAAGTGGACAAAGTGACAACAGATGATGCCGAAACTCTGAACAAGTGTTCAGAATGTAAAAAATATATTACACCCAAATTTCAGACATAGATCCCCCACACAACAAACACACCCCCAAAAACACACACCGAAGTGTAATAATATACATATCATTACACTAATAACACATAGTGTCATCTATATAGCGACCGACACATAACTGAACTTTGCAGTAGAATACTATATACTACATAACTAACTATAATCTACCATTCTCTCTGCTGAAAACACCCCCATACCCACGATGAAAGCCCCATAGCCCCACACACCCCCACAATGAAAACCCCAAAACACCTACACATAAAAACCAAAAACCCACCCAACCCCACAGAGCGACACCCCCCATCTGTTTTTAAAAATTTCAGAACTTAAATAATGATTAAAAATAGTTTATTTAATGATTTAAAGCTTTATTAATCACTTAATACTATTATATACCATAATAAAATAAGGTATATTATAACAATATACTATAAAAAGATCCTAAAGGTATAAAAAATAAATAAAAGTTTTTTTATTATCTGATATGTATTAATATTCATTATATTATTATAACAATTGTTATATAATTAGTTAAAAAAATATAAGCTGATATATTTTAATTATATATCAACTATTTTATATATTATTCTTATGCATAA